ATTTCGTTCGAATGATATGCGCATTTGATTGCGATGATATGCGCATTAGACGGGAGTGATATGCGCATTTGATTTTTTGGTCGCCCGCGCCTTAGGTGGCTGTGATGGTCTTACGTTTTTTAGTTTGACAATTATTTTTTATGTTTTTTGCTTTGACCCGTTGAAGCGAGGTGCTTCGACGGGATGAAGCTCGATGCTTTGACCCGTTGAAGCGCGGGGTTAGGGGGTGGAGGGGGTGTAGAATCCGAAATCTTGTCCGAAGCCTCCACTTGCCCGCCATGTTATTGCCACATAGTTCGGCTTGTTCAGTTCAATGATATTCGAGAAGTCATAGTTCACTCTCGTTCTTGATCTATGCGTTCCATCAAATATCTGCGTTCCGTTCACGTTAATTCCAACGTGGTCGGCATCCCATCCGTCATAGGCAGTTGGCATTGCCGTAGGAACAAAGAACCGAACGAACGTCTGCGATGCAGGGTTATTGATATGCGTGCCGCAAAGTGAGCAATATGTGCCTTTGCTACCGACTGCGCCCGATGAGAAGCCGCCAAGCACGTATGCCCAATCTGTCTGCGACATGATATTGCTAAGATTTCCCCAGTTAGCATAATCGTTGCCGGGTCGCATGAGCCATTTGCGCTCATTCTCCGTCGGAGCATCTACTGCGATTATCGGCACTTCGAACGATGTCATTCCGAGATCAAGCACCATGTGAGCGAAACTATCGCCATAGTCGGCTACATACTTAGCCATGACCGCATGCTGAGGATTAGCATTGAGCACATCCGCCAGCGCGGAAGCCTTGGTCGGATCGGTCGCAGCCAACTGGTTCAAGTAGGCGACCGTCGCCAATATCACCGCATTGCCATCCAATACACCAAACGCCGCGAGGATGGCTTGCTTGGTCGCAATCTTCAGCCAATCACCGAGCGGAGCCAATCCCCCAAACACCACCTGCGGACCGCGGATGATATTGCTGAGCCGTAGCGCGCCGCCGCCATCCGATGCCTTGCGAGCATAGACTATCTCGCTAATCTGTTTTCGTCCGTGGATAATCATATCAATTCCCGTATTGCGTTCCAACAATCACATGCAGCGGGTCGTCGAAACCCGTCAAGGTCACATATCCCTCCGTCGGCAGCGACACCGCCGTTACGGTCACTTCGTCCTGCTCGGCGGTATAGACCTTGTCGCCCTTTTGCAGGTCATCGTAATCCCGCCGGTCGCCGTACACCACATCCTCCGTCGAGACCCTGTAGTCCGCGCCGAGCAGCCCGAACTTGTAGTCGAAACCTGTCACCGGACTGTCCTCGACCTCGCCGATAAATCGGTAGATGCCATTGGCGGTCGTCAGGTCATGGGTGTTGAAGAAATCGAGAATGGTCTGCGCGTTCTCTTCGGTCTTGACATACACGAACCCCGCCCGACCGATGACATAATCGGTTGCGGCTTTTATTTTGTCGAAGATATACACCCCGAACCACGCCGCCATGACGCGGAAGAGGTAGTTGTTGAAGATTTTTGGAATAATGCTGCTCATATTGTTACGATTCTGATGGGTTAATAATTTGCATTGCTTGTGCTGTGATGGCCTGTGCCCGAGTCATGTACGTGCCGCTGCCCTCCGGGTACTCAACGGTCTGGTTGAGGTCGTTGTCGAGACTGCCCATGATGTCCTCGAGCTCCTCCGTAACCTCTGTGTCGGTTAGGAACTCATATCCTTGCAGCAGCGTGACCCCGAAGAACTCGGCGAGTGCCTTGCTGTTCGGGTCTTCCGGCGCGATATGCGACAAGGCATCGAGGATGGCCTGCTTGGCGGCGGTCACATCGGCGGTGGTAGCCTTCGGATTGAGCGCGGTGAGGATCGACTGAATGCCGTTCGTCAGCGTCTGCTCCTTGGCGAGGGTGGTCGTGTCGATGTCGATGTGACTGATGGCAGTCAGGATGTCCTGCGCCACGGTGGTCAGTTGCGCGGTCGTCGCCAACGGTGCAAACCCTTGCAGCACGGCCGCGATACCCTCCACCAGCGTCGTCTGTTGCGCCACGTCGTCCAGTGCCTCGGCTTTCTCGTCGAACTCCTCCTTGGCGGCTTCGTACTCCAGCCGTGCGGTCTCACAAGCCGCCGTTGCCTCGCGGTACTGCTGCTTGAGTTGCTCCAACTCCTCGTCGTCCGTGATGCCGACGTAGATATACGCCGCCTCCGCTACCAGCGGCGAGCCGATGATGTAGTTGCCGATGTTGGACTCGTAGGACCATTGCACCATCGTGATGCACTCGAAGTATGCAGCGCGGATCGCCACACCGAAATAGTCGGCAGTTATCTCTACGTTGTGCGGACCTTTGGCGAGACTGTCTTTCGGGAAGTTCACGAGCGGACCGCGCTCATCCATCTGCCAGTCCTGCCACTCCTCGCCGTCCACCTTGACCACGACATCGGTCAGCGCACGGACATCGGCTACTTCGACCGTCCGCTCACCGTCTTTCCATTCCGCGGTCTTGACCGGGAACAGCACCTGAAAGGCATTGCCAAGCGGCACCTTCAGCGTATAAGGACATTCACATTTCATATTGCTTTTGTTGTTTGCTTTCTATATAACACACAAAACCCGCAAATCGGTTTACTTTGCGGGTCTTGCGGTTAGGTCAGCGGTTTATAGGTCTTGCCGTCGGTGGTGATGAGGTTCTGGCGGCGTTGGCGGCCTTTGCGGTCGCGGTAGCCGATGTGACCCCAGCGGCTGACTTGCGGCACGCCCTTCACCATCGTCGTGCGCTCCTCGTCTATCCACTGGTCGTATGGCAGGCCGGACTTCTTGAGGAATTTCGGCACAAAGGCTTTGAACTCGTCGATGTCGCGGGCATCGACCGGCACGAGGTCCGCGGCAAACCCGTAGCAATGCGCCGAGGTCTTGCTGCCCTTCACGGCGGCGTTCAACTTGTAACCGCGATAGCCGGACGAGACGATGAGGGGTGCTCCCCACGCTTCACGGATCGGGTCGAGGAGATTGACGCACATGTCCGAAAGGTTTTGCACATGTTCGGGTGTCGGTTCGTTCGAGATACCGAGTTTGCGAGCGGTGTCGCTCCTCGTGAACTCTTCCAAAGAAAAATACTTGCTCAGTTTCATAGCTTTATCTGATTAGTCCCCATTCGGCGAAACGCTCGAAGCCGCCGATGGTGTTGATGAATTGTCGTGCCTCGTCCACCACGATGCTGTACGGCACCTCGTAGCTGGCGATGATGTCCGACTTGCCCAGCGGTCCGTGTTCCAGCACATGCAGCACCTCTTCACCGATGGCGCAATAGGCACTGACGGGGTGTTTGAGCCGTTGAGCGTGGACGTGGCACCAGATGTTGGCACTCACATCGGCTTTGCTCAGGTCTTTGCCGTGCAGTCCGCCGCCGGTGACGGCATCGCCCATGTCCGAACCGAGTTTGCGGTTGGTGGCACCCGTATCGACGTTCGTGCCGCCTGTCCACTCTCCCAGCGGATTGATCACCGCGTCGGGGTAGAGCCGTTGCAGGTCGGCGGTCTTGGCGTTGGACTGACAGAGGATGAGGTGCCCGGCGTTGATGATGTACTTCCCGTCGTAAGGGTACTGCTCGGTGATGGCTTTGGCAGCAAGGGTCAGTTCGACCACTTCGGGATTGAGCGGACAGCCGTGGAAGATGCCATTGTCGCCACAACGGACGGCGGCTGCTTGGTTGGCGGCAAGGTGCGGGTCTTGCTGCTCGCTACGGACAACGACGGTCAGGTCATGGTCGCCGGTTATACGATGAGCGATGTCCGCCACCTCTCGCCAAGCAAAATGCTCGGAGGACTCAATGATGACGGTGCAGAGCTCGTGCCCGATGAGCACTTCGACCGCAATCTTGGGGTTTTGATTCTTTTTGTAGGCAAGGTCCACGATGGCACCTGCTATTCTATCCGCGACCTTGTCGGGATGGAAGGGATTTACTTTTTCAAACATGTTGCTTGCTTGGTTAGTCTTGTTTTGATTGCTCAAATGGCAAGCGACATTGATTGTATCGCTCTTGGCTCAACCAAAATTCACGCTTTGGCAGTTCCATCCACATTCTCCATCGTTCGTCACAATGTCGCTTTGTAGATTTGCCTTCAAAGTCCGCAGGTCTCAAAGTGTTCATTGTACCAAGGCAAACATACTTTAAGCCTTCGATGCGTTGATTTTCGGGGATTAGACCGCACAATGGGCAGTCTTGGCAGCGTTCGTATCGCTCAGATGCTAATTGCACCTTGATAAAGTTTCGTTTTGGCATAGTCTTATTGTCTTTCAAATTGTTCGCATTCCTCATTTACATCGGCATAGACCATCATCGGTTCTTGTTGCCAAGTTAGCAGTTTGCAGTGCCCCGATTCTTTGTCAAACGGGTCATAGTGCTTACAAAGTCCGCACCTTTGCACATTCTTGAACCCGCAGTCATCCGTTTTAGCGTTCCATCTACGAATCTCGCAATCTAACGAGCCGCACCATCCGTGGCTCTCGTCCTTTGCGGTGTAGTGCTCACAAGAGTTGCAGTCACGCAGTATCTTCTTTGCGTACTCTTCCGGCTCAAAGTCCCAGCACGGATAGTGTTGCGGTTCCGTCTGCTGATTGTTGAGCATACAAACAAGCCGCATGCTGTCTTCCATAAGGTGGATGCACTTTGCGCAGTTCGGCTCGTTGTTGTGGCATAACTCCATACAACGGCGCATAAACATGTCGTAGTCGTACTTTGCTTGTGCTTTCTCGTCCAAGAAGCCGACCACATTCCGTTCAGCGTCCAAAGTGATGCGCTGCGTGCTTTCATGCACCTTTCGATGACATTCGGGGCAGAGAGAGACCAACTCGTTATCCAAACTATCCCACAAGTGGAATGGTGCAGGCGGATAGGACAAGTGGTGAACATGTAAAAGACCTTTCGCGCCGCAAATGGCGCATTGATTTCCGTCTAATTCTCGGATTTGTCGAGCGCGTTCCTTCCATCGCTCGTCTTGGTACTCAGTAATTCGTTCCATGTTATACGAATTTTGAAGTTAATAAATTTGCCCTTGCGGGTCTTTTGTTTTGCGAACTTGGGCAGAGCCAACTGCCCAAATCCTGTTTGCGGGATTTCTTTCCGGACCTCCCGTGATGTTACCCTAACTCCCCGTTGTCATTCGGGTTGGGGTTCGTGCCGCCGCCTTGGTTGTCGTCAGCGGGTTCGCTGTTCTCGTCGGTCTCCTTCTCCTGCGTCCAAGCCACCTGCGCACCGCCGATTGCGGACTTGATGTCTGCCGACGGACGGTAGGACACGCGCGGCTTCTGCTCGGCGAGCGTGCAGTCGTCGGGGTCTTGGTGCCAATTGGACTCCACGGACGGGTAGAGCGTACCGAGCGGACCGAGATCGACGATATAGCCGTTCTTGAGTGCCTTGCTCGCTCCGTCGAGGAACAGCTCGGCAGCGACCTTCATCTCAGCCTTGTGGACGGTGGTGTTCACGCAGGACTCCTCAGCCACCTGCTCGTAGGACTTTTTGCCGTTGGAGATAACGCGGCCGTAGTAGCCTTCGACTTTGGTGCCGTTCACTTTGCGCACCATCTTGGTCTTTTTGACCTTTAGTTTGAGTAATGTGCCCATTGTTTTGTTGTTGTTTGTTTTGTGATAAATTTTATTTTACACGTGAGAGTTTGAAACTTACACGTGAGAGTTTGTTTTTTGCTCTCTACCATACTGCGTATAAGCGGCAGGGGTTAGCTTTCTACTATACGTACAAAAGTGCGTTGGCGGTTTACTTTAGAGCATAAAAAAACCGCCTATCTTCTCAGACAGACGGTCTCGGTTGGTACCTTGATACGAAATTACCGCTATGTGGTTGCTTTGTTAGTCTTTGACGACTTCGATATGTGCGCCGAGTGCTTTCGCCACATCGGTGATTTGTCGGATGCCGGTGTTGTAGTAGCCACCCTCAATGGCTGAGAGTGTAGGTCTTTTGATGCCGGCACGCTCGCAGACCTCAACGCTTGACAGTCGTTGCTCTGTGCGCAGCAGTTTGAGCCTCATGCCTATCTGCTGCGCGGCGGTGTTGTCTTGTTTGGTTGTTTCCATATTAGTCTAATTTTATAATGTTGTTCTCAAATGGAGGTTCGCATCCAAGATATAGGTGGCTGCCAAATATACTCATCAACTCCCAAAACTGCTCGCAGTATGTATCGCCTGCCTTATAGAATTTCGGTACATACATTGGCACATCATTTGCCAAGTCTAACTCATACCGAGTGAGGATGTCCGCGCCTCTACTTGTCAGCGTCACCTCGCATTTAGTGTTTACATTGATTTCCATACCGTTTATATTTAATGGCAGGGGCTTTCGCCCCCGCCTGTTGTTTTTAGTATTCCCAAATCTTGAAGGTTGCCGTTTGTTGGAGGTAGTCGATTCGCACTTCTACTTGGTGGCGGTCGCGGGTTGCGTAACTGATGCCTTCGTAATACTCCCAAGCTAATGTTCTTTCGGTGAACTCGGCGTCGATGCCATTCTTCTTTGCAATGTCGTTCGCTAACTCCGTGTAACCTTTGAAGCTGTTGTTGCGGTCGATTCGGCTGTCCTTGATGGTTTTCGTTGTTGTTTTCATAACTTTTTTGCGGTCTTTATGGTGTTGCCCCCACCTCTAATTGTTAGTTGTTTTTGAATTACGGTGCAAAGGTACAACAAATTTTTGATATATGCAAATTATTTTGCACTTTTTTTGCATTTTTTTTGTATTTTTTACATTTTTCGGCACTTTTGGGTATCAAAACAGGCTTATCCTATCAAAATTTGGGTCTCTGTCTCCCAATCCAAGCCTACATCTATATAGGCGGTTTGGGTGGCGATGTTGAACTCTTCATTGAGTGGTTCGATGCCGGTGATCAGACCGTCCTCACTTACTTCATCCCAGTCCTTGACCAAGAAGACCTCCGCATCCGCTGGGTACTGCTTGAGGATTTTTTGTAGTTCTTTGTTCTTCATATATTCTTGTTTTCTTTGTTTTTGTTTTTCTTAGCCCTTGCGGGCACGATTATTTGTGTCGATTTTTTGCCCTCTTAGGCGGAGCGGTCACGGACTTTCTCCCGTTCTTAGCCACAAGGGCACGATTATTTCCGTCGGGAGAACGCTCCGGGGTCAGAAGAGCGTGAGGGTTTTGATTTCGGTATCTATCCACAGTTTGCGCCAGATATGGTACATACACGAAACGACTATACTATTGCCAGCCATTTTATACTGTTGCGAACGGCTGATGCCTGCTGCTTGTATTCGGTCGATGTACTCTTCGGGCACATCCATCAGTCGGAAACACTCCCGCTCCGTCAGCTTACGAATGCGGTAGGATGGCTCACACACATAGTTGTCTTTTTGCACGCCGGTTAGTGTGTTAGAAACTCCGTCCGTCCGTGGCTCCAACTGCTGAATGTTCTTGCGCTGCTCCGTTACCTCGTGGTTCTCGTACTGCTTGCGGATTTGCTTGCCGTACTCGGTGCGCTTGGGTGTCATCACTTGCGGCTCTCTACCTCTCGACGCTACGATGAAGGGTTCTACGACATAGTTCTGCGTGTTGTCGCGTTTGCCGCTGGTGACGGTGTTGGCTACTTCGACAGGCGGACGCTTGACCACATTGCCCTTTTCGTCACGAACCCAACCGAGAACTATCGGCTCTTTGATGTAGTTGTCGGTGTTCCTGCTTCCGTTATGGGTTGTAACACTTGCAGCGACACAATCTCCATCGGTCGGTTTCCATCCGAACCCATCGCCTGCCGCATCGTGCCGTTCCTTGTGGGCATTGTAGCCGGCAATCATCTTCTCGCTCAAATAATACCTCTCGTCCACCTTTGGTTCGAGGACATCTTTGAGTCGCAAGGGCAGCGGCATCGGATCGGGGAACTCGTACCGCGCTTGCTCGTCGAGGACGCTGACCATGAAGATACGCTCGCGGTTTTGCGGCACGCCGTAGTCCTTGGCATTGAGCACCTTGGCGAAGTTGCGGTAGCCGTAACTCTCCAATTCGAGCTGCCACGCGTTGAAGAGCCGGATGAACTTCTGACTGACGAGCGCAGCCACATTCTCCATCAGCAGATACTTGGGTTTCTTGGCAAGGATAGCCCGGCGGCATTCCCACAAGAGCGACGAGCGCGTGCCGCTGCCCTCCGTACCGCCTGCCTGCTTACCGGCTTGCGAGAAGTCCTGACAGGGTGACGAGTAGGTGAAGAGGTCAAAATCGGGTACTTGCGCCCAATCAATCTTGGCGATGTCGCCGTAGTTGCGGTCAGCCCATTGGGGATAGACGGCATTGTGTGCGGCAATGGCATATTTGTCAATCTCCGCCCATCCGACGAGTTCGTAGTTGAAGTCGGGGTTGTGGCGGTGCAGCCGGTCGAGAGCCATACACTGGCTGTCGTACCCGCTGAATGCTGTGAAAACTTTGAGGTTGGTCATATTGTTTTCTTTGTTTTTGTTTTTGTTTTTCTTAGCCCTTGCGGGCACGATTATTTGTGTCGATTTTTTGCCCTCTTAGGCGGAGCGGTCACGGACTTTCTCCCGTTCTTAGCCACAAGGGCACGATTATTTCTTAGCCACAAGGGCACGATTATTTCCGTCGGGAGAACGCTCCGGGGTCAGAAGAGTGACAACTGCCGCCGCTCGGCATCAATGCGCTTGCACGCCTTGTCAAAATACTCTTTGTTCAGCTCGAAGCCGATAAAATAATCGTTCGAGCGCAGCGAGATAAGAAATGCCGACGGCTCTGCCGTTTTAGTCTCTATGTCTCCACCAATACTCAATATCCCATCCGTAGAACCACAGCACCATGAAAAGCACCATCAGACCAAAGAGACCGAGTGCCGTATAAGCATAGGCTTTGTTGTGCGGATAGACGGAGATGCCGTCTGGATGAGTAACCACATCGCCCTTCTCGCCGCTATCCAACAAGGTCTCGCGCAGTTTCATCAGCACATTGGTCTTCTCAAGAGGTGTCGCATCAGTCGGCAGGTCGCACAACTCTTTGTAGGCACTCGTCATGTTGTTATACCAGAACGCGAGATTGTCGGTCGGCACTCGGAACCATACCGAGGTGTAACCATCCGTCAGTCCGTGCGCTTCGGCATAGTCGATGGCGGTTTTGAGTTCGGTCTTTGCCAGTTCGATACTGTTGGCATCTGCTGCCAGTTTGATGTGTCCTTCGCACTCAATGTCGAAGGTGATAGCCTTTGCCACTACGATGGTGGTAAGGACTGCGAGAGCTCCGATACAGAGCCACATCGCTGTTTTTGCAAATTTCTCCATGTTTCTGTTGTTTTTGTGCCTTTCGGCGGTTATTCTTTGTTTTCTTTGTTTTTGTTTTTCTTAGCCCTTGCGGGCACGATTATTTGTGTCGATTTTTTTGCCCTCTTAGGCGGAGCGGTCACGGACTTTCTCCCGTTCTTAGCCACAAGGGCACGATTATTTCTTAGCCACAAGGGCACGATTATTTCCGTCGGGAGAACGCTCCGGGGTCAGAAGAGTGACAACTGCCGCCGCTCGGCATCAATGCGCTTGCATGCCTTGTCGTAATACTCTTTGTTCAGCTCAAAGCCGATAAAGTGCCGCTTCTCCTTGATGCAGGCGACCGCTGTTGTGCCGCTGCCCATGCAGTTGTCGAGGATGGTGTCGCCCTCGTTGCTGTAGGTGCGGATGAGGTCGGCGATGAGTGCCACGGGTTTCTGCGTAGGATGGAAGCCGTCGGTGTCTTTGGCATATTGCAGCACGTTGGACTTGCTCGCTTTGCCTTCGGGAAGATTGAAGGTGCGCTCATGCTCCTTCACAATTACGAACTTGTCATCCTCCGCCTTCAAGTCCTCATAAGTCCGAAAGCCTTGCATTTTGTCGATGCCGTACCTTTGCACCAAATCCGCATAGGTCTCAGCCGTACAAAGCGAGAACTGCGATGAGTTGCAGCGGAAAGTATGGTCTATCCTGCTGCCGAGTTCGTCCATAATCTGCTTTTTCGGCAGTCCGATGAACTCCAGCACTTTCTCAAAGTACGGACGGAGCGGATGAGCGAGGTCGTAATCGTGCAAAGGGTTGGCTTTGGCAAACACATTGATGTCCTCGATATAGATCAGCGGTGCGTACTTTGCGAGCATGATATTTCCGCAGTGGTCTTTGAGCCAATACAACGGATAGCAGAACTCCATATTGCGAGCCTTGAAAGTCCGCAGGTGGCTTGTGTACGGCTCTTGACTAAACAGGATAGCCACACCACCTCTACGCAAAACTCGCTCGTATTGCTCAAAGAGTGGAGCGGTCGGGATGGTTTCGTCCCAATCGGGGTGCTCGCTCTTCCATCCTGCCCCGATGCTAAGCGTTTTCATTGTTCCATAAGGCAGATCGCAGATGATAGCGTCGATGGATGCAGTTGGAATGCGTCGCATGCCTTCCAAGCAGTCCATGTTATATATTTTGTCGCTTTCCAATCCGTCCATGTTATATATTTTGTCGCTTTCCAGTTCCATTTTGCTTTCCATATTGGGGTGTTAGTGGCGGTTAGCATTCGCAATAAGGGCATTGCCGCAGGTGATGCGGTCTTCGTCTTCCTCTTTCGACGGGATGAACACAATCACGTCCCAGCCTTCCTCCAGCAGCGGCTTCTCAAACTGCTCGTACACGTCGTAGGAATAGTAGCCGGTGTCGGTGATGATGCCGTTCGCCAACGCTTCCTTCGTCTCGTGGATCGGCGTTATCTTCACCAGCCATTGCTCTTTGTCGAACAGGCGGCTGAGTTTCTTCGGGTCGATGATGGTGTCTTTGGTCACGGGGAAGTTAAGCGTGTACTTACGACCTTTCGGCCATGTCAGCCCTTTGGCTATCTCCGAAATCTCTTCGAGCGAAAGCGACATGCCACGGAAGAGACGGTTGCGCTGCTCCTCGTCGGTCGAGTTGATAGAGAATTGCAGCCCTGCCTCGCCGTCGTACACATAGTTTTTGATGACGCACCACCGTTCGATCATGTCTTTCAAGAAGCGGTTGTTCTTCGGCAGCATGGTCGTGAAGACGGGATGGATGACATCGGCGGACATCTCGGAGCGCACAAGGTCTTGCAAGTCGTACTCGACAAAGGTAAGCACGTCGCGGTTGAAGGACGGTTCGCCCATCCGGGCAAGGTGCAAGTTGAAACGCTCGGTGTGCTTGCATTTGCTGTCACGGATGCAATTGAGCACCTCTTCCGCCAACTCCTCACGGCTGACATTGCCCTTGCATCCTACTTTCGGGCAGTCGCAGAACATGCAATTCATCGGGCATCCTTTCTGCGTGGAGATGGTGACGACGAGCTTCTTGGAATAGTCCACAGGCTGGTGTTGCACGCCGTTGATTTTCTTGGTGAAGCCGAGGAAGTCAGCCTTGATATTGTTTTCTTTGCCGTAGTCGCCGACGTAGAGGTACTCCAGCGTTTTCTCGGTGTCATACATGATGCACCCGGTTCTTGTTTCGATTCGTTCCATGTTTGTGGGGGTTTTAGTTGGTTTTGTTTTTGGTGAGCAAGGGAGTTGTCACTCTCCCCTGCCCGGGTTAGTGAAACATGTCGTAATCGGCATCCACGTGGCAGGACATGTCGAAACGCCATGAGAACGGCGACACATTGTGGCGGTACTCCTTGTCCATCTTCAGGAACTCCAGCACGCTGTCCTTCCAATAGACCTTCACATCCTCGCAGTGGTCGAAGTTGTGATTGAGCACCATGTCGTTGATGTTCACCACGAAATGCGCCACGTCTTCCGGCGTGTAGCTCTTGTGCCCGGACAGCAGGCCAATCTTGTACAAGTCGCAGATGCCGAGCGTCCTGCGGATCATCTCGCCGCTGTCGTTGAGGTTGATGATAGGCTCGATGCTGGCAAAGGTCTTGAAGCCACGGCGGTGCAGGTCGGCCATCCGCTCGATGCGCTCGGTGTTGGTGCTTGCGTTGCGTTCCAACTCGTCGCAGCCGGTCAGCGTGAAGCCGTAGGCGATGAGGTGTTGGAACTGATAGAACGATTCGAGCACCTTGAAGTCGGCGCGCTTGGTCAGAATCTTGCACGGCACGCCTTGGCTCACGGCATAGAGCACGGCGGCGTTGGTGAGGTCTTGCGTCTCCGGCAGCAGCGGGTCGGTGGTGAAGGAGAAGAACAAGCCGTGCTTGCGGAGTGGTACGATGTGTTCGTGCAGTTCGCGGACGAAGACACCATACGGGCTGTGTCCGTCGAAGCATTTCTTGAGGGTCGGTGTCGGTTTGCCCATTGCGTGACCGAGCAGACCGCGTTTGCAGTAGCAGTAGTCGCAGTCGTTGGAGCATCCGACGTAGAAGTTCACGGCATACTTGGCATATTCGCCTGCTTTGCCTTTGGGTTGATAAATTGCACTCATGGTTGTTGGGGTTTTAGTTGGTTTTTAGTTCTTCGAGGATGGCGGGGCTGACGGAGTGGTCTTTCGCAAGGACCTTGAGCGTGGAGATGACCTTCAGCATGTCCGGCTCGGGGACGTTGGACAGTAGGGCGTGGACATACGCCAGTTGGTTGCTGTCGGATTGCAGCGCGTCGAACATCTCCGCTTCCTTGCGGCCTTTGTCCGCTGTGCCGGGGTTCATTTCGATGCCCGCGATGGTGAGGCGGTCCATATAGTGGTGGAGCGTCTTGCACACCTTCAGCAACTGCCCGATGTTGTACTGCTCGTCCTGCGTGAGCACTTGGTGGGTATAGTGGCGCACAATCTGGTCGGCGGCGGGTTTGCCGTGCTTCTTGACGAGGGCTTTGTAGTCTTTCGACTCGCGGTAGATGGTCTCCATGCCGCTTTCGATGAGGCGGAAGATACGCTCTGCGCTGTGCATCTCGACGATGAACAGGCTTTCAAGGGTCTTGATGTCTTGGAGGGTTAGCATAATCAGATATGCGTTTTGCGATTGTCCACCGAGTTCAGAGCGATCCATGCTTTGACCTTTGCACCGTACTCTTCCATGTCCTTCTCATACAGCCAGCAGAAGCCCTCACACAAAGGCACTTCGGTCTTGCCGTGCTTAAAGCGGTTCATCACATTGCTCAGACGGCCTGCCTTGATGCGGACAGTCTTTTCGACCTCGGATGTGCCACCATTGAAACGGTACTCCAGACCGTCAGCGTCGATAGCGATTACAGGATTGCCAACATTGTGGTTTTTTCTTGCTCGGCGGTCGATGACCTTGCGAGCTTTGGCGAGGATAGAACCCTCGAAGATTGGTTTTACACTTGCTTTCATATTTTTACACTTGTATTTGTCCTTCTACATAGTCGAAGAGGTACATGGCATCCAAGAGGGCGTGTACTCCGTCGATCTTGTTGTTTGCACCCGACTTGAGCGGCTTCTTCAGCTCGTTCGGGCTTATTTCCAACTTACAATTCCCAAACATCCACGGCCAAGCGGGGTTCATGCTCAGTTGCAACCACGGCTGCTCTGTCAGCAGCATGTACTCGGTCTCTTGCACCAAGCCGTTCATCGTGACGAACGTCTGCGGCACCGGCACCACCATCTGCTTGATGATCTTCGGGTCGAGACCCAGCGACTGCATCCACGCCTTGAGGTGGTTGATGGGTTGCGTGCTCTGGGCAGGGTCGAAACCGAACATCTGAATGTCTATCTGCCGTGCGGGGTCCACTGCGAGTTGTCCGAGTTCGTTGTAACCGGCGCGGAACATGACCATATTGACCGCCATCTCGTGACTGAAGACCGAGCCGGGGCAGACGTGCATCCATCCGTCGGCAATCCACCGCTCAAACAGCGGGCGGTTGGGACTCTCGTTCAACGCGGCTTCGGTGATCCACAGGTCGAGGTCGGCGAAGAACCGTCCGGCAGGGTCTTGCTGCTGGTAGTTCACCGCGAGATAAGCACTTGCCCAGATGTCGTCCGTGCCGCCGAAGTCGAGGCCGCAAAATACTTTCCACCCCTCCGACGCGGCGCAGTCCATGATACGGCGGTCAATCTGCCGTGGGCGTATCTGGTCGCCGGTGAGCCACTTGGTCACGCGGTTGCCCTGCCAGATGTTAAAGTCCTTCGACAATGCCTCTTTCTTCGTGTCCTCGCTGCGCCGTGCCTCTTGCAAACGCTGCTTGTAGTAGTTCGGTTGCACGGTGATGCCGATGGAGCGATTGACCTTCTTGAATAGCTCCGTGTCGTCGAGTTGGTCGAGGTCGTAGGTCAGTTCCCACTTGTCGAGTTGCAACATGAAAGCGAACCATGTGTCCTCGTCGGTGCGGCACGGCACGCCAAGCGGGTGCTCCAGTTCGGTCATCAGGATGTCCTCAACGACTTCGAGTTGGTCTTTGTACGGACCTTCTTTGATACGTCCGGCGGTGGTGGTATGGAGCAGCAGCTTCTCGCGTCTCGGACCCGTTGAACCCCAGCACACATCGACAAGACCTTGCATGTCACTGTTGCCGTTGATATACTCTGCGGAGCCGTGCTCGTCGGCATGGACTTGCGAGGCTCCGAGTCCGTCTTTTTTCTTTCCACCGGCCGACATGACCTTGATCTCACCTTTGCGCTTGTGTCCCGGTTGCCAGTTCATCTCGTCGGCAGTCACGCGGAACATCTTGCCGCCCATACGGTTCAGGCAGGACGGGTCCACCTGATAGGCGAACTGCTTGATGGCCTTGTATGCTATCTTCGACTGCTCGCGGCTGTTGGTGGCGATGAGCGTCTGAGCGTTGGCAGGTCCGAGGATGTTGGCTTCCACGAAGTCGAGAGCCGCACCGAACTCGGTCTTGCCGCTCTTACGGGTCTGGAACAGGTGCGCCTCTTGGCAAAGGCGGCGTTTGTCCCACACGTTGCCGTTCTCACCGCGGTACTCGGTCGGTTCGTGCCGTTCGTTGTCCACCCACGGACGCTCCATGTCCACCCTTGTGTCGAAGGCATAGATGCCAAACAAGCACCACATCTGATAGGGCATGAGCATCACATGGTCGTTGCCGCGAGGGGTGTCGAACTTGAGACCGCCTTTGACGTGCTGCCCGTTGTCCCATATACCCTCGATGGCACGGAGCCACAACTTGACGCGCTCCGGGTTGAGCTCGTAGCTGTCGCAAAGGCGCAACTCCTTGCGGATGCCGAGCAACTCCATGAGGTTGGCGTGACTGCCATTGTTGCTGATTGCGTCCTCGATGTAGAGCATGAGACGCGGGTCGATGGAGTTGAGCCGGTCGGCATAGTCGGATAGGTGCTCGTTGAGGTCTTTGAGCACTTGCACCTTGGCTGCTTTGTATTCGTGTATCTCGTGCATAGTTTATCCGTTTAATGCTTCCAAATACTCGTCCACCTTGTCGGTCTTCTTGTCGCTCGGGTCTTCGGTCTTGATAGCCTGCTTGCGGGCGGTCAGGCCGAGGTTGTACAGGTCATCCGTCACACGGGCACTGGCTTTGTCGTAATAGGTGACGAGGCCGTTCACCATCGGTTTCGACTGTCCCATACTGCCCACCTCAAACGTCACAAGGTTGTCTGTCGCTACCACGTCATCGAAAATCTTGTCCATGATGCACATGTCCTGCGCCGTCTTGCGGATGAGGATGGTGAGTTTGGCGGGTATCTCGCCGTTGTACTCGGCACGGACGAGCTTGTTCAACTCCGTCACGTACCCGTTTGTTCCTTTTTGTTTCTTCTTAGCCATATACTTGTTCCAAATTATGCGCCATACGAGCGGCGACTGATTCAGGATAACCTTGTCTTAAAAGTGCACGGTACTTGTCGTGATACTCCGTGTATCTGACTCCGCGTTGGTTGTAGATTGGTGTCATGGTCGTACTCTAATAAGTAACTGAATACTCGCTTGCGGTACATCGTTCGGAAGTCCTTGCAAGCCTCATAACTGTAGTGCGTAACATGGTACTTGCCGCAATGCTCGCACAGATAGACTGAGCCACGACGAGTGCAACGCAGACGCTTCTTGGTGCTGTACGCTACCTTTTCGGCCTGTGATCGGCGGTCGAACATCTGCTTTCCGCACTCCGGGCAGTAGGTTGCTTTGCTTTTGCTCATAGGTCGTAGCGGATCCCCACCCCTTACGGGGCAGGGCTTACCGTGTTTAGAGGTTCCAGTGAGCCAGTTGGCTCTTGAGATGATGTTTACTGATACCGAGCAGGTCGGCTGCTTTTTGTAGGTTGCCGTTTGCTTCAGTAAGAGCTTTCTTGACGCGCTCCTTGAAGGCTTCCTCAACGTCAGCGTCTTGCGGCAGTTCCTCTACCTCGTACACTTCGTCTCTCTCATAGTCCGGCACGATGTTCACATCCGCCTCGAAGCCGATGCCGTGTCCGTCATTGATGATACGAATCTCGAAAGTGGTCTCTTTGGCTACCTCGGTGAACTCTTCGAGTCCCTTCTTGGCACCCTCCATAAGTTTCTTGAACCACTCCGTTACCTGTTTGGGGTCCATTGTTGCCCCTTGTTTTTTTAGTTTTACCCATTGTTGTTTGATTTTTAGTTTGCATATATCATCTCGTTTTGTTGGTTAGTCAAATTCGATTCGTGCTTGCATGCTCTGCTCGAACGGCAAGCGGTACTTGGTATATAGTTGGCTGCTCAGGTGGAAGATGCGCTTCGGCAGCGTCATCCATGCGTCCCACCGGCTGTCGCATAGACGGTGCAACGGATGCTTGACATCGCGGCTACTTGACCGCACCCAGATTCCCTTCGAGCTGATAGGCTTGATGGTCAGACCTTCGCGGGCACCGAGGCAGACGAACTTCATCCGCTTGCCCTGCTTGCGCTCGCTTTCCGGGATCAGTCCGACCAGCGGACAGTCAGCGCATCGGTCATACTGCTCAGGTGCGAGTTGCACATCTATGAAATTGCGTTTCGGCATTTTATTTTGATTTATGTGGGGTTATTGCTATTGCGTTGTGGGTTGGTATTTGGTCCAGTTATAGTCAAACCGAGGAAAAAGCAGATTTTCAAAAGTTAGTCTCTCGATTCAAGAGAGGGCAAGAGGATTTGGGAGTCCGAGGGGGGTTCGACAAAATCAATACCCCCGGGGGTTGAACCGCCACTCATCCGCTCCTTCCATCGTTCGAATCGCTCTGCTCGTCGGGCTTGCACGTTCTCCTTCTTGTGGTAGCCCGCTTGGTTGTGGCATGCTCGGTGGTGCTCGACGCACAGCAGCACGCAGTTGTTCGGGTCGTAGCACAGACGCTCAGCCTCTTGCATGGTCTTGGCTGACTCGAAGGGCGTGAGGTGGTGGCAGTCCACTCCCGGTCGTATCCAACCGCCTTCGACTCCTGCCGCTATGCCGTCACGGATGCACCACTCGCACAAGCCTTTGGCACGCTGCCACACGATAGCCTTGGTCTCTTTCCACCGCTTGTCATTGAGCAACCGCATGTGTTCGGGTCTATATCGTTTCGTACTCATACTCTCTGTAGGTCTAACTTGTCCATAAGGTATTGTATCGCTTCCGCTTTGTCGGGCGCACCGAGTTCGCGGGCTATGCGTTCGGCTTCGGTCTCCGCCATCGCGTCCGTCACCTTCTCTGCCGCAACAGGGTTCGAGATGATACGGATCATGATGTCGGCGATGTCGGCTTTGGGTCCGTCGAGTGCGGGGTCGTACAACCCTGCCGGCACGGGGCGCATCTTGGCGGTCATAGACATGCGGTTGTAGCCGATGTCCTCGATGACCTTCGCCCACTTGTCCGCTCCGTCCACATCGGGATAGACAACGATGTATCGGTTGGCGGTCACAAGGTCGGCAATCATCTCGGGCTTGAAGAATTGCAAGCCACCGCACGCCATCCATATCTTCTTGTTCGGGTCGCAGAAGGCGGAACAGATGACGGCGGTCTTTTCGCTCTCCACCAGACACACCTCGGCATCGGCGAACACCTTGGCGAGGTGCAACCCGAACAGGCAGCGGATGACCTTCTGACTCTCGCGGTCGAACTGTCCGGCACGGCTGAGCACATAGTTCATCCATGTCGGGTTCTTCTCCTTGTCGCGGTGGCCGTCCTCATGGTAGCGCATGAACTTGATGTCGCGCACTTTGAGGTTCATGTCCACATACGGCCACATGACCCAGCCTTGCGTGTAGCCCTGAAGACCCGTGCCGACGAGGTACAACTCCAGCATGTTGCGCAGGTTGCGACGGTGCTCGTCGGTCATCGGCAGGCTGAGCATCCAATCGGTCAGCACGTTCGGCTGGTGCATGTAGGGTTTGACGATCTCCACCGGCCACACCGTCCATCGCTTCTCCGGCTCAGGCGGCATCGGCGGACGGGGCTTGCACACACGGCGCACTTGCGGCTTGGGTTCATCATCAATATAGATGTTATAGGTCGCGGCGAGGTGGCGCAACGCTTCCGGGTACGTCATGTTCATGCCCTCCATCACGGCTTCGATGGGGTTCCACGTCCGGCAGCAGTCACCGAAACAGGTGGCGATGTTCTTGCGCGGATTGACCTTGAAGTTGCCGAACTTCGTGCCGTTGTGGAACGGGCATAGTCCGACATACTCCGTACCGCTTTTGTGCAGTTGCACGCCGAGGTCGGACATCACGTCCATAATGTTCGCCGAATCCTTGATCCGTTGTGCTATGTCCTCTTTGATTTTTGGCATTTTGGTTGATACTCTATAAGTGTCTGGGGCTTCTTAATAAGAAGTGGCATGGGCTTCTTAGTAATGAGCGGCATGGGCTTCTTAGTAATAAGCGTTTTCGGGTCGTTTTGCGGTCGCCGCCTGTTGGGTTCGTCCGCGCGAAAATATATATAGTGTTAAGCAATTTCGCGCGTGCGAGGTTCAATCATTTTTCTTTCGCGCCGCCCTCTCCGACTCCGACTCCGACTTATACTTATACTTAGTAAGTATAAGTCTGGAGTCTGGAGTCTGGAGGTAGGGTCAGAAGATTTCATTTACTGGTTCGCGTTTGCGAATTTTGTTAATGATTTCCGGCATGCGTTCGATGGCTGGTTTAAGTATCTGTTCGACATCCACGATCTCGCCAGCATCGCAATACTTCTTTTGTATAAAGTCGAGTTGCATCCGCATACTTTTTAAGAGGAACTCCTCATCGTGTTTGTCTCCATCTACCATAACTTGCACTTGGCATTTGCAATCGAGACGTTTGCTTCTTGTCTCTACGAGGTAGTGTACATCGGCATCTACTATATCGGCATAGTTTTTGCGTTTTCCGTAAACTACTTCTAAAGCTTTGATTTTCGTTTCCATACTTTTAGTTGTTATTAAAATGGCATTTCATATTCGGGACCGGCGAAGCGGTCGGTAGGGTTAGCAGTGTACTGATTGTCGGCGCAAGTCAGGAAGCCCTTTGTGCAAGCGATTTGGATGTACTCTTTCGCCTTCGGTGCTCCTACGTGTGCCTTCTCGCGGACTGCCTCACGCAGTTTGGTGAAGCTCATCGTCTCGTTGCCTATCACACTGACAGCGTTGAGGATCGTCTGCTCATCCGGCTCTTCGTACCTTGCAGGCTTGATGTTGCCGGTCTCGTCGATGAGGCTTTCGGGCTTCTCCACCTCCTCGGGAATACCCCAGCCGCTGTCCTTGGCGCAGAACTGGTAGAACCATTTGTCCACGTCCTTGCCGCGCGCCTTCGTCTGGTTCACAATGAAGTAGATGAGCGGCATCGATGGGTCTTTCTCGTTTGGTTTCAAATCGCACTGCTTTACTTTGACGACCTCGAATATCTCAGTCACCTTGCGCTGCGTAATAGAGCCAAGCGAACCTACGAGCTTATTGACCAACGGATTCTCGTGCAATACCATCCACATACTTGTGTCGTACTCTGTTGTAATGCTCATGCACTTGCGAACTATCGGCTGACATTCAACGTGGTCGTTGTAGTCTCGCACGATGTCCAGCATACCATCCAAAAAGATGTCAGTCGGACGTATCTGGTAGATTGCATCGAGAATCTTGCGCCAGCGTTCTTTTACATCTATAACGTCACGGAGACGGAGTATGTAGAAGTTATCGTGCGGCTTTGTGTAGTCGAGGTCTGCCATGACACAGACGCGGTTCTTGAGTGCGATTGAGTCATCCAGCGATTGCTCGGTGTCAATATAGAGCATGACAGGTTTCGGACGCTGATCAGTCAGCGCATAGATGGTCTTGCCATATTGCCCTTTGAGAATAGCGGACATGAAGATGGTAATGAGTCCAGTCTTGCCGTTGCCCGGTTTGCCCGTGATGACGTGTAGGTCGCCGACGTTGGCGAACTTCGTATCACCACGTTGCAGCGTGTACCGAGGAGGTGTGTATGGTTTGGTGAAGTCGAGGAAGTCTTCCGGCTTACACGCACCAATCCATTCGTCTTCCTTCAGGAACTCCGGCTGTTCTTGTGGCAGCGGCACGACCTTATGCTCCTGCTCCGCTATCGGTACTTCATATGTCTTGTTGTCATTGTCCATGTTTGCTGTGTGTGGGTCACGTTAGAACGGCAGGTCGCTTGTTTTTCCTTCTTCGGGTTGGGGTTCCGGCTCTGCGGGCACTTGCGTGCCTTCTGCGGGCTTTTCTTCTTTGGGTTGCTCGGTTGCACCGCCTGCTGCCGTTTGTGCGCTCTCCGTCGAGATATTGCGGTTCGCAAGGTCGAAACTGCGCAATGTGATCTGCTGGAAGCAGTAGTCTTTGCCCGTCTTCTCGCTTGTGCCTTCTTTGACCTTGAACTCTATCTGCGCCTTACCGACCGCACCGGCAATGATGCCCGCCTTGGTCAGACTCTCTTTGGTGCGATAGCTCTCAGCGATGATCTCGTCGTCGCCCGACACTAACTTGATTCCGTACACCGGCGACCATGTGCCGTCGTCATTTTGTCTTTGGCGTGCTACTTTCACGCTCTCGATAGTTGCTAAAACTTTCATATTGCTTGTTGTTTTGGGTTATTCTTTCCTTTTCTTATAGTCAAACTGGTAGTCGTTCTCGCATCCGTAACGCTCCAGCGTCTCTTTAATCTCGTCCACCGTCTTGTTGTACTGACTGTTGAACTGGCTCTTGTAACCTTCTTGCATCGTATCATTTGCGATGAAGGTCTTGATGATGAAGCAGTGACAGCCGTCTACATCCTGATGGGTGCCGAATAGCGCGCCGTCCAATGTCGTGAACATCACATCGTTCTCTATGTCGCCCTCTTTGTGGACATAGCTTTCATGCAGGATAGTGTCGCAGTTCCGCTTCTCGAAGTATCGTATCAGTTCCACACCTTCCATCGTCAGCCCCATGCGTTCCCGGTAGCGTTTGTAAACATGCGGACGGTACACATATATCACCTCCTGCTGGAACTTGCCGCTATAGACCATCGAAACGCCTGACAGACCGTCTTTTGTTTCCATGAGTGCCACACGCGACTCCACGGCATTGAGTGTGAAGACATCTTGTCGCCTTCGGAGAAGGAAGTTGCACAGATAGCGGTTCCCTCGTGCCGTGCGCTGCTCCTTCATCACGTAGGCAGGGAACTTTGCCCCTTGCCTACGTAGGTGCTTGAGACCGCCGGTACTGAGGAATCGCATATTGATTTCATACAACTGCTTGAAATCCTTATGCAGTTCGTCCTTCATCTCTTGCGGTGTCATGTTAGGGAGTAGCATAGTGCTTAATGCTTGCTAAGTTCGATTCTGTATTCTTTTAGTTTGCGATTGAATGTGCGCTCAGACAAACCAAGCATCTCAGCAGCCTTGCGCTTGTCACCGTCAGCCTTCATAAAGGCATCCGTGATTCGTCCGATTTCCTCGGCGTCTGCTACGTCCACACCTTCTTTGATGTCCACGGCTTTAGGATCAGCCGTCGGGTCCCAGTCCACGCTGAACTCCAGATATACACATTTCTTGTCGCCAGTGATGGTGATACCGAAGTCGGTCATTTTCGATACATCCGCAAGTTGCGGGTAAATACTCTGAACTGCTTCCAAAATCTTGAGTGCAGCCTGTTTTGTTTCTTCAGTTGATTTTGCCATAATTATTTCCTCCTGTTTATTTGGATTATTCTTTATCTGTTGTTGCCAGTCTTTGGGCGAGTTCGTAGAACTCCTGCCATATCACGTTGCGCTTGTAGCTATAGACACTAATGAGCGAATTGTCCGCTACAATGTCGAGTTGGTCAATCTTCTCACCAAGGTTACGATATTCAACCACTCGGTGCACATAGTACTCTTGGTCTTTAAGGCTTAGATGCGTGCTCACTCTCGTTGTCGCTTTGCCGGTGTACCTATTATAGAATCGTTGCATGAGCAACTCGACCTTTTTGTCCATATTCACCTTCTTGTCCTCTACTGTCTCGACTTGCTCGGCACGGATGTCCTTCATAGCCTGCTCGTATGCATCGCGCTCCATCTTCTCCTCACGCAACTCGCATTCAGTTTTCGATTTACGCTTATTCCAAAACGCAATCATTCTCTTGCGATGTGGAGTCATTGGGTCGTTGGCGTGCTTTTCAGCGTATTTTGCTCTGCGCTTTGCACGATACTCTTCTGATTTCTTGTAGCTCATTTTTCTTCCTCCTTATCTTCAAATAGTGATTGCTGACTGTCCATGTAGTCCATCCCGTGACTATAACCGCGCTTGTACTGCTGACGATCGTGCATCTTGGCATTCTCGTGCCAATCGTTATCAGCGAACATTTGTCGCATCTCCTCATCGTTCGGGTTCTCCTTGTAGAGGTTCACGATAGTCTGGATGGTGTCAAGGATGCTTTCGTTTCCGAGCTCTACACATAACTGACTCAGATGACGATAGAATGAATCATTGATGGTCTTTACGAATTGATCAAAGGCTAATTGGATATTGTATGTCACAAGCCATCCGAGGTCATCACCATCAAGCGTAGGACGAACCACATGAACGATACGCGGAGCACCTTTGCCCTTGGGGTGACGAAGCACATAGAACGCTTCCATGATTTCCGCATCGTCCATCGGCTCAGTCAGACGGAAGGCGTTTTTCCATCCGGGCATATCCTCAAACATGCGGATGATACGTCTCAAGTCCTCGCTCACGTTATGATACTCGTCCATATAGCGGATGATGCAATCAATCAGCATTTGCAGCAAGTCATAGACCGTAAAGTCGTACTTCTTGCAAATAGACTTGAGCTGCGCGAACGAACTCGGAGTCACCTTGGTGTTTACTACTATGTCAGCCTTCTCTGCCATGGTTACTCATTAAACGGTTTGTGATACTTTGGCATGTACATCCGCGGGCAATAGAGCTGTCCATTATCAAATAGCGATCCAACCTGATTGATGTTGCGGTCAATAATGGAGTTAGGCATTTTCGCACCCGGATAGAGGACATTATATGCGAACTCTACGGCCATCTCCTCAATCGGATTGCCGTCAAACTCGCTTGCACGCTTTGCAGCATAATAGGTGAAGTACACGCTGTCACCTACGACCCATACCTTCGGAAAGTACATCTTCCCGTATGTCCTCGCTGTCATCAATGCATTCACTGCTCGTTGTTTTCCTTTTTCTGTCATATTCTTATTTTTTATGTTGTCCATAAATAATATCGTCCTCATTGCGGAATATCCAGTCAATCGCGCCCTCAACCATCGTCCAGAATGCGTAACATCCAAGACTGTAGAAGATGAACATGGCAATCAGCGACCAGCCGTTGCACGGCACCATACTCCACTGACGGAATACACAAACGCAAATAGCGATGTCCAACAATGCTAAAACGATTGCAGCGACGATCTTCGTCTTCTGTTTGTTTGTCAATTTCTTTTTCATATTCGTATGTTTTAAGTTGTTTTTTTGTAGGCAGGTCGGGTAACTCTCCCGACTTGGAGTGGCTGGCATTTCGATTCAGCGGTTGTGTTGGTCGTATTACGTAGAGCCACGTTCACTCTGTTTTATCCGCTTGGTCTTATCTCCTCTCGTCAAATTTTATCGAGCCTTTCTGCCTGTGCGAGCCTCCACCCTCACGGGTTTATGGCTCTTTTGAAATTTTGTTTAACTTTCTCCATGCGGGTTGCTATCCCGCCAAGACGGTACGGCATTTATATACCGTCTTTTTAAAACCGCCGTGCTCTTTGAATGGTTGCACCTCCGTTGTAGGAAGGAAGGCGGCTACCAGATTTCAGTACTTCACGGGCGCAGAGGGCAAATCTTAGTAGCAGGCTGCTTTACTGTCTTATCCGTGTATCGTCTATTCTGCCCCTCCTTACTCGGGGCGCAACCTTCCTATGAGACCGGCGGGTCCGTACGCTTTCGTGTGCAATGGTTTATTCCATCCGTGGCTTTGAACGCGAACCCTTGTTGCAGCGGTTTTGACCTATTGCAAGGGCTTTGGGGATCACCACGCAAGGCACCTTATTCATTCTGGCATCTTAATAGCCAGCCTGCCGGTTTGTCAGTATGTGTTAGATCGTTTTTGGGCGGCAGGCGGGGCTCGAACCCGCGACCTCCAGTGGCGCTCTACCTTTATCTGAGCTACTGCCGCAAGTGGGCGTTGCACCATCGCCCTATATTTTATTGTGATCAAAAGTCAATCCTACTATCACGCCAGTAGTTATCGGGTGCAATGCGTTGGGGAACGCTTGTCGGTTTTGCCGAACCGTTATATCTCGTATGTGTTAGATCGTTTGGTGTGCAGGTCTATTCTCCCGAACAGAACGCTGCTTGGAGTTAGTATGAATAGTAAAGTTACATTTGCTTGGTTGGTATAGATTGCTTCAGTTGCAACTTGCGCTTTCGGAGCTCAGGGATGTAAAAATCCCCTTTGCTGCGACCATCGCTATTCTCGTATGTATGAACATAAGGCAGTATCTTCTCATCGAATGCAGTCTCATTCAGCATATTCGTATATGCCATCGCTTGTGCCTTGTTAATAAAATCTTGCACCATCAACCCTTCATAATCTGCTTTCTTGCTTGCCATAATGCTTTTATTTTTAATAAAAATATATCAATCTTTACGAAAATGAAACTATCATTTGCTTACATTGTAATTTTATTGTACTTTTGCCGTCCATATCGCGAGGAGGTCTTACGTTGGCCAACTGCCTCCTCAACGATTGGAAGAAAAATTTGTCATACGACTTCTCAAGTGTGAGGGTCATCCGAGTTGAACTGTTCCAGCAGTGAAACTCAAATGTACAGATTAGATTGCCACTTTTGTGGTAGGGTTGCCCCTTGCTGTAACTCACAGTTTCAAAATCGGGTGCAAAAGTACACATTTGTTTCGATATGTGCAAGTTTATCTTAAAGATTGATATATTTTTCTTAAAATAACGTCAAAAAAAATGTAACTTATGATTTCAAACGAAGAAAAATTGCTCAAAGAGCGTATTCAGCACCTGTTGAGTTTCAAGAAGGTTTCCGTCACTTCTATTACCGATAGCGATAGCGAGCGTGTTATGCTTGGCCGCCAGATTAAAGGAGAGAATACCGCCGTCTCATTCCGCACAATCCACAAGCTACTTTATATGTTCCATGATATAGATGCAAACTGGCTCGTTCTCGGCGAAGGTCAAATGCAAAAGACCGCGGATCGTCCACAGATATTCAATCAGCAGCAATACCAGATGCAAACCGGCGAGAATAATAGCGGTGTAATCAACTTCTCCGAGAACTCCGTACCTGTTCCCGTCCAGATGTTACTTGAAGAAAAAGACAAGCGCATCGCAGAACTCGAAGAGAACAATAAAATCTTGCGCACGGTGCTTGATTCTCTGACCGCAGGAACACGTAAACAATGACCGCCGCTGGAGCGGACTGACTGACTCACAAGACTCGTTTTTTATATTATAAATAAAAAACAGAGTCGTGAGTCTTAGTCTAAGTCCACTCCGCGCCCCAAATAGTCTAACAAAAAAACGAAAATATGAAAAAGATTTTGCTATTTGCCGCACTCCTACCTGCTATCCTATTCGCGCAGATAGGACAAATTCAAACTCACGATAAACCCGGCGAGTTTATATGGTATTGCGTATATCATGACAAGCCTTCGGACAAATACTACTTGCATGCGCAGAGCGATAACCAATACGAAGATAAGGTGCTGCGCATCTTTCTCGGTGACAATTCAACGGATGCCGCCAAGTCGCTTGCCAACTTTCTTGTAGCGTTTGCCAATGCCGGCACTCAGTTTGAACTTGGCGGATATACATTCATTGTGGCTACGACAGGCACATTTGTGCGTGCGTTGAATCGTGGAGGGTTGCAATATTCGGCGGGTAATTATTACATCCAAAAGCAGCACATCGAAGATGCAATCATATTCCTTGCTAACAGTCGCCAAGCGGATGCAGGTAGGTGCATATTTTTTGCCGACAACCTTTCTGCCGGCAAACTTAAATTCAACATGCTCGACTACGGTGTGAAAGACGGATGGCTCAATTTTAATACCAATCTCAAGCCGTTCCTGTCTGGTAAGTACAAGAGGGGCGATGCTCTGTCGGATGATGATGTGTGTTCCATCCGAACAGCAATACTTAACGGCCAACTTCCAAAAGGCAATATAATCATTACCCAGACTAACCTATGCGAGTAATCCGCCCGTGCATATCGCGACACGATAAATAGATAAAATCGGTAACAAATCGGTAACATTTTGAAATTATGCCTCGCAAATACTTGAAAATAAGCCTTCCACTTTCCTTCGTAATGCGTAGGTCCCCGGTTCGAGTCCGGGCAGTGGCTCAAGAGAAAGAAAAATTCGTAAAAGTATGAAATAGTGTAAGTTACAGCAATGTGACTTGCACTATTTTTGTATTTTATGGCTGATTTTAAGAGGTTGATTGAAAGTCTAAAATACCCATAAAATACCCTTTTTCGCCCTAAATCGGTAACAAAATCGGTAACATTTTACGAGATTGTTACCGAAATGTTACCGATTAACGAAAAAAGAATAAGAGCATCGAAGACACAAGACGGATTGGCAGTGGTCAAGTAAAGATAAAGTTTTGGCGTGGAACAGGTAGAAATTTGCGCAAACTATGGGGTGCTGGTGTGTGATAGTCAAGTGGGAATCAAGCGGGAATAAAAAAAATGGGAATAGAATTGGTGCCAATTTAGTGCGGAAGATGCAACACCCAACTGACAAGAAAAAAAATATACAAAAAATTATAAAACCTCGCGATGGTGGTCAATCGTATAAAATTATGGCAAGTATTATTTTGCGTCTGGATAGCCGGACGGTTAAGAATGGGATGCAGCAGGTTCGGCTTCGGATCAGTCATCGTGGCACAAACGCTTGGTATGCGACAGGCGTTCTTGTTGAGCCTGAGTACTTCAACGCGGACAGCCTTTATGACGCAATCGGCAAGAAGGCAAAGATGGCTGCTTTTAAGCGTGAGCAGTTGGCGGGCATCGTTCGCCAGTATGAAGAGGGCGTGTTTGATTTGCAGCGGGCAGATGGAGGTAAGGAGCAGTTGAAGCAGATGACCGCTAATGACTTGCGCGACTATATCTTCGGTACACGCGATAAAAAACCAACGGTGGTACAATTAGTCGAGAAGAAGAATAAAACGCAGCAGACGGGCGATTTTATGGCTTTCTTTGACCAATACGGACAAAGCAAGGATAAGGAACGGACGCGTGAGAATTATGCGTATGTGTGGCGGTTGCTTTTGGCATATATGCAAGCACGACATCTGAATGACCTGTTTTTCTCAGACATTAACTATGAGCGGTTGGTGGACTTGAAGGCATGGTTGCGCGGAGAAGGCAAAGGTGAGGCTACGCGGTTCAAGGTGGAGAGTTATGTGCGGTCAGCGTATAAAGAGGGTTTACGTCGGCATATATGCAGCCGCGACTCCGACCCGTTCTTGGATTATCGGATAGAGCCTGTGCCGGAGCATGATATTGAGACTATCAGCCGTAAGCAGATGCACGCACTTATGACAGCCGATTTGTCGAAGCGTCCGGGCTTGCAGCGTTCTAAGGATGTGCTTATGGCATCGTTCTATCTGTGCGGAATCAACTTCCAAGATTTGTATGCGCTGCCGATGGGTGACGAGGCAGTATATATCCGACAGAAAGTGGATAAACGCACGCAGAAGCATGTTCGCGTTCGGGTTGAGCCTGAATTGAGTGAGATTGTGCAACGGTACGAGGGTGACGGTCGCATGTTCAATTTCGATGCCGGTTGCAAGAGTTTGCACTATCGGCTGGATGATAACTTTGTCGAGCTGAGTAAACTGTTAGGGTTCAAGGTTAATTTCGCCATCATTCGCAGGACTTGGGCAACACTTGCAGCGGAGATTGAATGCCCTGACACGGTTATCAACCACTCAATGGGTCATATCGTTCGGACGGTTAATGCGCGGTTCTATGAGCGGTACGACTGGAGTCGCACGGCCAAGTGGAACCGCAAAGTGATAGACTACGTGCATGAGCCGTGATAAAAAAAATATAGCGAAAAGTTTGCATATATGAAATAAAAGCAGTACTTTTGCCGCGTTTTTTACAAATTACTCACTATTATGAAAAAGTCAATTATTCTATTGCCATTGTTGGCACTCTTAATTTCCTGTTCATCCAAGGAGGACGAGCCACTGAAGACTTACGATGTAAAGTTTAGCGTTTCGGGCTTTACTTTCACCACCTCTCCTATGTCGGCACCACGTAAGGCTGTGTCATCGCTATCTGATGAAGACGGAGCGATGACTGACCTCTATTTGTTTGATGGTTCTACGCAAATTGCGCATCAAGTATCTACTGACGAGAATTTCGGCACTATCACGGTCATGCTCACCGCAGGCAGTCACACTCTCCATTTTGTTGCAACTCGCAGCACTGGGCTTGCGTATGAAGGTGGCGTGCTCTCAGCAACCTCGCTGCGCAGCACTTTCGGCAAGACGATTACCATCAACGTGAGCGGTTCGTCGGACGAGACAGTCGAGATGAATCGCTTGAGCGGTAAGTTGGTTATTACCATCAACGATGCTATTCCTGCCGGTGCAGCGAATCTGCGCATTCAAGTCGGCAATATATACAAGAACCTCGATGTTCAGACACTATATGGCGTCAGTCCTGCCGCATTCGACCAGACTGTGAGCCTGTCCAGTAAGGTAGGATTTACGAGTCAGACGTGGACATTGACCACACTTGCTCCCGATGCAGACGGCTACGAGACCACTTTCACACTGACTGCTACCAATGGCAGCGGAGCGGTTATAGGTCAAGCTACAGGGACTGTTACACTTGCGCCTAACACTAAGACATTGTTGTCCGGCAACCTCTTTACAGGCACTCGTTCATTCGTTAGCCTTAACACAGCATGGAACGCAGACATAAACGCCAATTTCTAACACCTCACGTAGAGGTCTATGACATCGAGCCGTCACATACTCTATGCGCTTCTGCTTATAGTTGGACTTTCATCGTCGGCACTCCAGTCTTGCAGCCATAAGGAAGAGGTGGAGTCGCCTGATGGTAAGGTTCACCTGCTTGCGGATTCCGTATCTGCTGCCACGGATAAGATTGTGCTCGTGACTGACTCGGACGAGTGGCATTGCAGGGTGTTTAAGGAGGGTGTTAGGTTGAGCGAGCTGAAGACATACACTCTGCCCGACCCATGGAGACTACCGACACGCGCCGAGGCGAAGATACTACGTGGTTACGAATACCCGACCAATGCAGGCGAGCGGTTCTTTACGGATGATGGCTACACCTTCCAGATGCCATCGTCGAGTGTAACGAAAGCCGGTAGTAAGAAGACTTATACAATAGTCGGTCTATGGCGACGACGGACGGTGATAGAGTTCACCTTCTGACAAAACAAACGACCTACCTTCACAGGCAGGTCGTTTTTAATTACAAACCTTAAATCTACTATTATGAAAAGTACAACCTTAATCGTCGAAAGTCGCATCGCACACCACGAAGTAGCAGTTGAGGTGTGTATGCGCTGAACTATTTATTCTGTAAACAGTTACAAGTGCATATCCACCGACGGCTATGGTTACATCATTGCCTACTCCCATGTGTACCGGCAGGTCTTCGGCATATATCGTATCAGCAACAGGCAATACTCCTCCTGTTTCGTTCGCAATGATGATTCTTCTCAACGATTGCGGAGTCATTGATAGTTGTTCGTCTAAGTTGATAGATTCGCCAGATGCGAGTGAAACAACCTCTGGTACTGCATATTCAACAGGCCGCACCGCGTTGTATATCGCCTGTCTTATTCCGCCCGACGTGACGGGGTTGGTGCTATTAGCGGTTGGGGTAGAGTCGAAAGTTAGTTTAGGTTGCAGGTCGCCCACCTTTGTCCCGGAATCTTCAACAGCACCGTCAATATCAAAGACTGCTATATCACCGCTCGTCGCGCTTGGTACTTTGTCGATTTTTTCATTCAACTTAATATCCGTTGTGCCCGCATCGGCTTTATTTAGCAGGGCTGACTGTAGCCCGTCTATCTCACTTTGTGTATGAGTGTGGACTAAATTTGCCTTCCCGTTAAGTGCCTCTTGTGTGGCGGTAGCATCTGCCTTGTCAGCGAGCTCAGCGGGCAGTCCATCGACTTCGCTTTGTGCATGGGTGTGATTGACTGGTGCTACTTGATGGAGCACACCGAGTGCGTCCATGATTCGCAGGATAAACGGATTGCCGTTGTTTGGATTTGATGGTGTCATATTCGTATTGGTTTAATTAGTTATTCTTATTGTTCTGGTTCCGGCTCGTCTTTTTGTAGCGTGCCGTTATTGACGTAGCCTCCAGTATTGAGTGTGCCGTCTTCAAAGTTACTATAGGTGTATAAGGTTCCATTGATGAAATCCCAGTCGTTGTTAGTAGCGAGTTCCCCACTTCCCTCGAAGGTTATATTCAAAGAAGCGAGGCTACCGGTTGGTCCATTGTTCTTCCATGATTTCACATAGGCTTTGCCGACTTGCTTGAAACCGAGTGCGATGAATTGCAGCGTCAGCTCTACGCCACCTTTGAGTGCTTCGAGGAATGCCAGTGCGTACTGAGGATTGACGACGAGACAATCGCAAGTGACTGACCAACCGTAGGTGGTTGGTATTTTCTTGTTTGTCCGTCCACTTGTCGGTGAGCACGCTTCAATGAAGTTTTGGTCCACGTCGAGCGAGCAAGACTTGCATGCAGCAACAGCGGCTTGCGAGCCGCCGATGTCTGTTGTGACGATAATATCTTTGCCTAATACTGCCATTCTATATATCGGTGTATTGTTTGTTTTTGGTTTACTATTGCACTGGTGGGAGTTCCAAGCAGGTGAGTTGGCATACGTCGGTGCGGTAGTCACGCTTCTCTGCTATAGGGAAGTAGTGCTTGTTGTCCGTCAGTCCTGACAGCACCTGACAAGGCAGATCGTCGAAGTTCGCGCCTTGCTGATTCGGATGAGCAACCACCAAGTCCAACTTGAGTTTTGGGTCACTATAGTATGCGACGAGTCGGTTGAGTAAGTCCACCTCAGGGCGGATGTTCTGTCCACCGAGCGAAAGCAGCTTTGCTGGTGTTGTCTCGTTTGCCCAGAGCATCGTAGCACGCTTGGCGTTGTTCGCGTCGGTAGCTATGTCCACGTCGAATGACACCTCATCCTTAAACTCCTTGCCGGTGTCGGCCATGTAGGTGTTCTTACTCCTTTCATCGAGCAGTTCTGTATCAGGATTGAAAGATAACTCCATTTTTGTTATAAATGCGCATAACGCAGAACGCTGCCACGCCGGATCAGTACCACCAACGACAGGATAAACATAGACAGAGCATTGCCCCATAATGAGTGAACTGACAGGTATCTCGATTTTCTTATTGCCGTTGTTATCGACTACCATCCCGAATGTTCTGAAGTGATCGACGAAACTATATGTGCCATTTCCGTTGTCATTTACCCAGTAATTACCGACGCGGATGGCGAAACGTACAGACGGGTTCTTGGCAAATGAATAGAAGCTCTCTTTATAAAGCGTACACATGTACCCACTTGTTGCAGCCATACACACCGCCATAATATCAATCTCAAATACAATCTTACCTGCTGCTCCTCGGAAGTTAAGACCAGAATCTTGTTTGAAGACATAGTACTGGATGTCTGCTGGTGATTGACTGTCAAGGAACACTTGATTGGTTATCGTCGTGCTGTCACTTACGCGAAGCAGCCTCGGTATTCCGCAGACCATAAGCCCGGACATAAGTTCTTTGTCCTCGCCATCCTCACGCAGTCTCATATGTCCCATATACGAAGTAGCGAGGTAGTGCGTGCTATCTGCCTGCTGATTGAATACCATATTGTTCCACCTACTCAGGAAGTTCTGAGACGTACCAAGCCAAGGTATTGTATCTTCATATCCAATGGCAGCGACGAACGGATCATTCTCCACAGTTGCAGCAGCTTTGAATGTGCCACCATCGTATTCGTCTATGTAGGTGCGTTGTTGTACAACGTAGTGCTTATGACCAGCGAGGTTATAGAATGTCTCGTTGGTGTGGCAGTACACCTCACCCCATTGGCTTTGAAGGTTTGCAGGGTTCTCGACACGGTTATTCATCGGGCACTCCTTCATTTTCATATCCAACTCGAAGTCCTCAAGGTTGGCATTGACGGTCACACGGCGAGCACCCCGCGAGGTGCTTCGTTGATGATTCGTTCCACGCCAGTCGAGAAGCGACATATTGGTGAGCGTAAGATTCCTTGTCTGCCATACTCCTGTGCTGCTTGTCTCGGTCAGGTAGTTAGCAACCACGTCAGCGAACGACATATAGTAGATGGCCGCGAAGTAAGAGGACGGACGAATCATCGGTTGCAGGTAGATGTCCTGCCCTACCTCGCGCCAGCAGCATCCGAAGAACTTGGCAATCCGCTCAAGGATAGCCTTGCAAGAGATAGAGTGTATCTCGGCGGTTATATCATCACCATTGACAACCTCGTCGATGGTGAAATAAACATTGCTGTAGAAACGGTAGTTGAGCAGGATGTTGATGTAACGGTAGCCAATGTAGAGATTGTTGAACAGCGTCATTCCGCTTTTGTCCTCGATGGTCTTCATCGCATAGGCAATATGAGCGATGACCTTACGGAACGCAATATCGCTTGATAGTTCCACCTCTACGCTGTCCATCGCCTCCAACACGGACATCACATTCACGTCGATGAAGTCGGGGATTCCGATATACGGTTGCGAGAATACCTCGCAGCTCAGGAAGCCTTGCCACACGATAGCGTTCGATCCTTCGTCGATGAGGCGAACAGGTCGAGCGATGTTTGTGCTTGGGAGAAGGTCAGATATATTTAGCATACCGCCGTCCGGCATGGCGGTCTGCGGTTCTATCTTAGTGCAGATACGTATTTTTCCCGTCTGCTTACGCAGCGGAGTGAAGAAGTCCTCGTTGCTATCCTCTTCGGTAGTGAATGGCGTAGTGCCTGCCAATAACTGAATCGGATTGGTATATGTACCCTCATCGTATATGTCGATGCGGTACGACTTCTGGTTCTGGGATGCAGGCTTTGCTTCCTTGAACGGTATTTGCCAACGTACTGTCTTCATATTATTGTATTTTTACGAATGCTCCACCAGCTGCGCCACTTGCTGATCCAACCAGCCCTTGTTCTTTTGCGTAGTTAGCGTTCACGAGATAAAGGTCACTACCGGCAATCATTCCAACGACGCGGATTTGCTGTTGCTGTCCTTTCAGGTCGTTTGCTATCACTCCCTGCTGCGCACGGTTAAGGATAACTTCGCCAGCATCCAAACCAACCAACTCACCATTCGGAAGTAAGCCGCGCATATTATCACCGCTGAATGAATTGCCCGGAATAATACCACCACTTGCGAAGCCGCTCTTTGCACTCTTTGATGAAGATATTGCAGCAATCATCGTAGCGAGCACGGCAGCGATAGCGGCAGCAGCAAGGATAGGACCAACGACTGGGATTCCTGCGACTGCCTTACCTGCCTCCGTTGAACCTTCAGCGGCGTTTGCAGCGGCAGCGGCACCTGATGTGGCGGCTTTTGTTTTCTCGACCGCCGAGAGTGCTTCGGTGATGGATATGAGCGTTTGCATGATGCTTATGCCGGAGCTGATTACCGTCATGAAACTATCCCATGCGTCTTTCTCACCACTGAATACGGATGTGAGTTCCTCGCCGACAGACTTGAGGTTGTTAATGGAGTCCACTACGGAGCTGATAGAACCGACAGTTTCTTTCATTGCCTCAATAGAAGATTTTGTCTCTTCGACTTTCTTCTTCGCCTCCTCAACTGCTCCCGTATCGAAATTAAGTTTAATTGGTTCCAATCCGAGGTCAGTGAGTTGGGTATTAATGTTATCAACGAGCGTTTGCCATTCCTCGTCTGATATATCCACGCCAAGGTCTATTTTTTCAAACTTATCCTCAAGGATTGACGGGTCTATTTGTACACCATTTTGGGTTGCAGTCTTCAGAAGGTTCTCGAATGACGCTAAATCGACGAGACGGTCTGCCTCTACGATATACTCCGACGAACCCATTTGCATGGGCTTTTGTCTGCTTTGTATCTCGGAACGAAGTGCGGAAATACCTTCCTCACTATATCCGGACGGACCTGTCTGCGTCTCGTATGTCTTTGTGCTTTTGCTTCCCTTGTTTGCCAAACGCATCTGTGTGCCTTGGTAGGAGATGTCGAGTTGGGAGATGGCAGCGTTGGCACGGGCTTTCTCAGCAGTCTCATCTTGGTAGAGGTCGGCAATCTTTTGCAGCGTCTCACGTTTAATTTTATAGACCGATGCTTCGTAGTCCTCCTCTTTCATGTGCATTCGGTCGAGTGACGCGATATGCAATTTTTCTTGTTCCTCGTATTGGGCTTTGAGCGTAGCCAAGCGGCTTTTTGATTGTGCTCCAACACCAGCAGTATCACTACCTCCTCCAGTTTGACTACCAGTAGATGCTGGTGTTAATGCTGAAATGACGTAATCATTTATTGCTATAGCATCGTTTTTCTTGGCAATGTCCTTTTGGAGCTTTTCATATTGACCATAAGCGAGACTATACCCGTGTTTTTTTAAGTTCTCATTTGTGGACACCAACCTATCATGCAACTCTTCAGAAGTCCACGAACGGCTTTTACGATAGTCTTCAAACTCCTCGTACTCTTTTAGTAGTCCTTCAAGTATTTTTTTCTGCTCCTTAAATTTCTCATTTTCCTCTTCCGTGTTCCTTTTAATCTCACTATCGGACATACCAGCCGCCCGGTCACCTTCAATATACTGTTTGCCGTATTTCGCGACTTCTGATTCGGCCATTTCGTATGTCTTAATAGCCGCATCACCACCTGCGTTCCTATTGCGCCATTTTGTCCACGTTTGCAATAATTCAGAAAGGTTATCTACAACCGTCTTAATGACACCATTGGATTCACTGAAGGAGAGCATTAAACCTTCCCACGCAGAGTTGAGGATGGTGATTGAACCTTGCAGCGTGTTCAGTTGTTCGTCTTGCATGGACTTCATGCCATCGGAGCAGTCGGTGATAGAGTCGCGCAACTCTTGGAGCGCGGAGGTCTGCTTCTTCACGCCGTTCACATCCACTTTACGCTGTTGTGCCATATCGCGGAGGATGTCAAGAGCCGTGGCGTTCTTGCTGTTTACGAGAGCCACCGAATCGGCGTGGTTCTGTCCGGCTTTGCCTGCTTTGTCGAGTGCTACCACCAACTCGTCAAAAGACTTGACGGGACCACCGAGGGCGTTGGCGAGTTTCGTTCCTGCCGTCGTGGAGTCGTTCAGAATCTTACGAAGTTGCGTTGCAGCGGACGCGGCATTGATACCGTTGTCGGTCAGTTTACCGAGCATAGCCACTGTGTCCTCAATCGTGAAGCCAGTCTTGGCGGCAGCGGTCTGAACAACAGGCAAGGCGGTCGCCAACTTCTCGAAGGACAATGCCGATTTGGTGGTACCTACGGACAGCACCGATGCCACACGCTCCATCTCGGTTGCGTTCAGTCCAAAACCGCGCAGAGCCGAACCGGCAAGGTTGGCTGCTTCACCGAGGTCGGCACCCATAGCGGTCGCCATAGCTTGCACGGACTTGGTGGAGTTGAGAATTTCGTTTTGGTTGAAACCGAGACGGGCGAGGTTGGCTTGCAACTCAAGGATTTGGGAGGCGGTGTACTGAGTTGTCGCGCCGAGGGCTTTGGCTTGGTCGGTCAGGGCGGTTATCTGGTCGCGGCTGGTACCAAGCACGGCGGCAAGGTTGGACGATGACTGCTCGAACTGCATATTGATACGAACCATGTCGCCCATGACCTTCTTTGCAGCACCAATGGCAGCCGTCACACTCAGCACGGAAGCAGCCATGCCCGTCAGTGCGCCGGTCGATTGTTTGAGAATACCTCCCATCGAGAGGTTATTGTCTGCGAACTGTTTGAGTGTCTTGCTCGCTTTCGCAAGGTTCGCATCGTAGTTTTTGGTGTCCGCCATAACGCGGACGAGCATATCACTATTAGCCATTTGCTGTTTGTTTTACATATTCGTTTATTGCGTTTGCCACTTGCGTTGCAGCCTCTTGCATGTGCCGCGAAGCGATGTGGCTGAACATATTGGTCGAGCGTATTGACCCCCGATTGCCGTAGCGTGTTTGGCGGCTCGTCGTTCCGCTCGACAGGAAGCGAAGTATGAAACCACGGTCGCTGCCATAGTACTGGTCAAGGCGGTTGTTTGCAGCGATACGCGGTCTGCGGTTGCCGCCTACTTGACCGGGTTGCAACTTCTTTTGGCGAATGAGGTCGTACTTTGCACCCGCTCTGCGTTTGCTCAGGATGGAGACGTTACCGCCGAAAAGCGATTTATAGACCGTGTGCTTGACGGCACGGTAGGCTTTGCGCGGGTCGTCTTGGATGTACGACTTGGCATCCTCGCTGATTTTGCCGCGTGCCTCTTTGAGCACCTTGCGGATGGCACCTTTGACGCTGGTGTCGAAGCCGGGGTCGGTACTCAGCAAATGCTCGAACCGTGCTTGGTTCTCCACCAGTCCTGATATTTGTACTACATCTGCCATAGTTTATCCTTTCTATAATACGCACCAATGCCGCAAATTGGTTTACTTTCGGGCATAAAAAAGCGCGGAAGTTGATGCTCCCACGCTTTTCGATAGATTAGCCTTGCGGCCTTAGCCGAGTTCGCCGTTGTCGTTCGGGTTGCCGTTTCCGCCGGTGCCGCCTTGGTTCTCCTTGCGGAGGATGCGGGCAATCTCTTTCTTGCCGTCCAGACGGACCGTCGCGTCCATCTTCAGCAGCGCATCGGTCATCGGCTGCTCCACCTCTGCTTTGGCACGCAGTACGACACCGCCGGCCTTGGTTGCAAGGTCGCTGATGTTGTCCATCGTGAGGTCGGTGACGGTTGGGTCGAGTTCCTGCGCCTTGGCGAGATTGATGCTTCCGGCACGGAGATGCACGTCCGGGTAGATGCGCAGTGCGGCCTTTCCGTCGAGCGTCAGGACAACAGCCTTGCCCTCGCTCATCTTCTGCACGCAAGCGGCGAGCAGGTTGTCGAGCACGAATTTGCACGTGCGCTCGTTCACCACTTCGGCATAGTGCGCGATTTCGCGTGCGAGTTCGGCAGCGTCGCAGGTCTCCACGACCTCGTTGGCAGTGATGGACTTGCCGGTGTTGAAGGCTTCGTTGCCGTTGTTGAGGTTCAAAGTGTATTTGATCATGTTACTTTATATCCGCGCCTTTTCGCGGGGTCTTAGAGGGTTGTTTTGGCTTCTTAATAAGAAGTGGCATGGGCTTATTAGTAATGAGCGGCATTGGCTTCTTAGTAATAAGCGGAAGGGGCTTTATATGTATAAGCGGTAGGATTGCGTTTTATAGAGTAAGCGGGAGCACGTCCCGCCTGCTCTTTTCCGATAGTAATCGGCTCACCGTTTCAGGTGAGAGTTGATATATTCGACTTGTACCGCGTCGTCGTTCTTATAGCGTTCATAGACATAGTTGTCCTCCGGGGCTTGTTCTTTGTGGTGAGCAAAGCCGGAAGGATGAGCGAGCACCCAACGCTCAATGCCTTTCTGTGACAGGGCGCAGGTCAGATAGATGTCGTCCATGCTGACATCCGTCGCGTTGGTGTAGAGTGCTTTCCACTCAACATCGGTGAGCCACTCGCGCTTGACCATCACAAAGCAGTTTCCGAGAACGTCCACCTGCGTATCTTCCGCTAAGCTGACATTCCACGAGAACATCTGCCGGTCGCCGTTGTAGTACTTCACGATCGGGAACCGTTTGAGTCTTCCACCGTGGAACGAGACGGCGGCATTGTGCAGGCGGATGCCGTGGATGAGGCAGAGGAAATAATCGTCGGGGTACAACATATCGTCGTCACAAAACGCGATGTACGGAGCGGTGGACTTGGCGAGTTGGCTGAGTTTCTCGTTGCTGCCTTTCTGGTTCTTGGCGCGGCGGGTCACTATCTTGCAGCCGAACTGCTTTTGCAAGTCTTTGATACCTGCCATCGTCTCCTCGTACTGCGGCTGGGTGTACGAATTTAATGTCACGTAAATGGTCGCCACCTCCGGCTGTCCGCAGAGCGTTTGCAGCGTCTTGAGCAGGTGCCCGTCCCGATAGAGGCTCGCCATGTGGACATCGACGCACTCGTAGTTATCCTTATAGTTCGCCACCATCGGATGCCGCTTGCGCTCTTCGGGGTTCATCTGGCTGTCCGACGGCACGATGGTCAGCAGCGTCCGCTCGACATGGCACATCCGCAGTCCTTTCTCCTGAAGACGGAGCGTGATCTGCCGACCGACACCACTCGACCGATGCGGGTCGGGGTTCGGTACTATCGGCACAAGCAGCCAGTTGAGAGCCTCGAAGAAGTCGCGCTTCATAATGCCGGCGCAGTCGAAGTAGTTGGTGATGTAGTAGCCGTCCTTGCGCTCAATCGGTTTGCGTCCCCATCGGCTGATACCCGGAGCAAGGCTTCGGTTCGTGAGCAGGGGAGATATACAGATGCCGCCGCAATCGTTGTAGGCTTTGATGGCTTTCTCGATGAAGTCGGGGCACGGCTCCACATCGTCCGGCAGGATGATATAGTAGTCGTATTCGGGACGGTCTTTGATGTATGCCATCATGTCGTTGTACGTCTTCCAGAATCCAACTTTTCCGCGGTGTTCGGGGTTGATTATAACATCGACGCATTTCGGATGTTGCAGACTGTTTACAGGCCAGTTCGACTTGTCGTCGAAGATGACGATGTCGGTGCTTTCGTTTTGCACGAGACTTGACACCAACTTGCAAAGGCTGTCTCGTCTGTTGTAGCTCGTGATGGCTACCAATACTCTCGGTTGTTCCATGTTTTGTCGTTTTATGGTTTCCTACTATACAGACAATTCCTTGTTTTCGGTTTACTTTGTGGCATAAATTCGGAATTTCCGAATAATCAAAAGCACCACCGATTGGGTGATGCTCAGAAGAGGGAAAGTTGCAGGGGGTTATGTCAAATCCATATCAAAATACATATATACATCATCTGAATGGCGTTTCTGTTTTTCCCAAAAGTCACCAGCCCTTCTTATGTCCAGCTCATACCACACATCTTCTCCCTTATTTACGAGGACGCGCTTATCACCATATTTTTCGATACCTTTCGCTAAAGCGGCGATGATTTCACTTGCTTTCATAATTGCTGTGTTTTAATGCCTTTCGGCGGTTATATTATTTCACTGTTTTGTTTTAGATTTTGACCATGATTCTCGGTGAACCGAACATCCGTGCAAAGTTCACCGCAAGTTGCACCAATTCCTTATGCGTCCGCTTCATCAGCTTTTCGGGTGTCAGTCTCCGTTGCTCCGGGTCGTAGTTTTCGATGACTAACCGCACAAAGTACATTTTCGGGATATACTTCGGTGCTCGGATAGGTCTTGCAAGATGGCTGATGAACTTGCGGGCTTTGCGGTTCATTCTGGTCTCGCACTTGACGCTTACGTTGAACGAGTATCGTCCGTCCTCTTGCTTTTGCGGCTCCGGCTCCGACACGTGAATCGTGCCGACTGCTCCGGGCAGTTCGCGTCTTTCGCCTGTCTCTTTGTCGATGAGGACTACCCTCATCTTTTCTGCTGTGATAGATGACATAGTGGTGTTGTTTTATTTGTTCTTGGTGAGCAAGGGAGTTGTCACTCTCCCCTGCACGGGTTAAAACTCAGCATATCGTTTTATTACATTATTAGGGACATTCTCGCCGCCTTGGTCGTACCATCCTTCTGGGTACTTCAAGCCCTCGCAAGGGTACCAATGTAAAATATCAAAATACGGTTCAAATCCTTCATCATTCCAATAGCACTCAGCAAGAATGCGCTTGCTTTTTATTTCACCCTTTGGCGGACCTTCATGGAAGAACACATCCTGTGCAGGGTGATTATATGACTCAAGACAGTCGCAGACGACCTCGTACATCTCCAATTTGCGGTCAATCTCTTGCAACCTATTGTTTATAGCCGGACCCTCCTTGCGGATCTTTTCAATTCGCCAAATTTCTTCACTCGTGTAGTCTTCGTCTTTTTTACTGAGTGCGTTATATTCGGCTGAAAGTTCCTTGCTCTTAGCGCGTAGAGCCTCTCTCTCTTGCATCAACTTGTGTTGTTTGATTGTTTCCATAATTACTATGTATTTATATTGATTTAGTTATACTTTGTGGACTTCCAGTCGCGCTCGGTCGTTGGCGTTGTACCCATCGTTGCCAAGACTCCTCCAGATTCAGATTTAGGAGATATGGGGATTTTCAACTCCCTTTGGATATCACGAACGATATTCCATAGCATAGCGGAAACCTTGCTGTGATGACAATATCCTAACATCTTTGCAATATCCATAAACCTATAGCCTTGTAAGTACAATTGCAAACACTTTCGCCGTCTATCCTTACTCTTATACTCCGTAGTGCCATTATGCCTTATCTGCTCAAATATAGATAGAACATTATCAATAGCAATGCCCACATCTTCGTTGTACCTCGCCCTTTCCGTTCCTGTTAAAACGGCGTTATAATATGCCAAATTATACATACATTGCATTTCGGCCTTGGCTCTCTCAAACTGGGTTGCATATTCAAGTTTATATGCTCCAATGAAATAACCGATAAAACCACTTTGTATATTCACACGATCAACTTTCTCAGCGAGCCGTAAATAAGTGTCACTCATCACATCCTCGCTATACTCCCGTCGGGCTTTTAATACCGAAATAATATACGGTGCGTGCTTTATGTATAAACTATTGAAATCGTCGATATTCATTGTCTTATTTCAAAATCGAGTGCTTTTGAATCTTATTTCACCATCGAACGGCTCAGGTGGAATAAATCTGTTTCAAAATCGAGTGCAAAGGTACTGATTTATTTCAATATGTACAAATTTGTTTCGGCTTTCAGCGCATTTTCCAAATAATATACACCTTTTTCTTAATAATCGTACACTTTTTGCTCGTCTTATTTATGAGATGAGCAAAAACAAAGCACCGACCGTGTGGCCAGTGCTTCGGAGTTCCTTAAGCATCTTGTCGGAGAATGCCTATCGCCTTCCTATAGTTTGACGTAGGGTTTGACAAGCAGGTCGAATGTGTATGGCACGACGGACATGTTCTGTGCCGATACCGGCGAACGGAACTGGTAGCTCGTGTCCACAAGCATCAATGCCGCCTGAACGAGCGGTGCAGGCATCGTGCCGCCGTAGGCTTCGAGCATCTTGTCCACGTCCGGCACGTTGTTCTCGTTATTATATCCGAGATGCCCTGCCAGCGTTGCCTCGGCAGAGTTACCGTATGCTTCTAACAACTCCGCCTCGCAAGTGCAGTCCAATCGGAGTTGTTGCTTGATTTTGTCGATAGTCAAAAATTTCATATTCTTAATCCTTTCTACTATACGCACGAATTGCCGCTGGAGGTTTACTTTACAAGAACGGGATGAACTTACGAGCTATGAGGATATACGGAGCCGTTGCCGGTATCTTCTCCATCACCCATGCAGCGAGTTTGAGAAGTAACAAAATAGCGGTGATAACAAACCACCAGCTACAGAACCTATCCCATCCTGTACGCTCATTCTTTGACACCTTTTCATATTCCGTTTGCAGGGTCGTTAGTTGGTTGGTCAGACTGTCGGCAGTGTGCTGATACTCGGCGACAAGATTGCGATAATGCGCAGTGCTGTCACGTTGCTCATGGTGGGTGTCTGTCTGCTGAACACCTGCGACATTTGTTGCCTCTCCAGTCTTGGCGTTGTATGTTCCACCACCTGCGCCGAACTGAATGAAAAGACCGGTACTATCCTTGATGGTAACATGGTGCTCGATAATGCGAATAGAATCGCGGACATGCCAACGGATGCTATCATGGTAACGAATCGCCACCGAGTCTCGGACGTTCACTTTCTCGGACACTTGCACGGTCTTGCAAGCGGGGAATAGAAGACAGAGGGCGATGGTGAGTGCCACGGCGACTGCCATAATCCACATGCCGTGCAAGCATCCTTGCGGCTGGATGTTCTCGCCCTGCGGGTCGGTTATGTAGAGTGATCCGTTCATTTCTTCTTGGTCTTCGTTTGTTTGGAGTGCTTGCGTAACTCAAACTCGGCAAATCCTCCGTTGAGGTACTCTTTCATGTCTTGCAACAGGTCGTTCTGCTCGGCGATAATCTCGTTCTGCTTGCGGTTCTCCGTCTGTATGTTGCTCAGTTGCCCTCCGAGGTCTGTACGTAGTTGGTCAAACTCTTTTTTGCGGACCATCTCACCGCTGTCCATACGGGCAAGTATGGATTTTTCGTACTTCTCCAGAATAGATTCCGCGAAGTCTGCCTCCTTCTGCTTCGCCTCAATAGCGGCTGCTTGAGCATTAGCCTCTTTCTCTTTTGCAGCAGCTTCTTTTTCTTTACGGGCAGCGCGCCAGAAGATGACACCGCCGATGCCACCGATCACTCCAATCACACCGATGGCGAAGTTTCCAATCTGGAAAATAAGGTCCCAATTCATTTGTTATATCCTTTCTTTATATTGTTAGTTCTCTACGATTGTCACCTTCTGATTCGGCATCTCGTGCGCCGTGATTTGAATTTGGTTCTCCTGTTCGTCCTCATTGCAGGACTCTATCTCGTACCACACACCGTTGTATTGGATGAGACACTGGCGATTGATACACTTATGATAGCGCATACGGAACATCACAACATTGTATGCCTCGACCACACCAAGCCGCAGAGCCTTCACACCTTTGTTGAAGTCCTCCGCTGCCCAGAACGTGCCGATGATTTCGTATTTAATACCGCCGGAGTCTCGTCCCGACTTGCCAGCCACCGCCTCTGTTCGCTTGGCGATGGTGATGCGCTTATTGAGCATTCCTGAACTGTACGACATTTGTCTTTTGTTTTATTGGTTCTACTATACCCACAAATGCCCGTTTTCGGTTTACTTTCTATAAAACACACAAAAGCACCTAACTTTCGTCGGGTGCTTCTTGTTTGTGGTTCGCCATGTTCCATGCGTCCATCTCGGCTTGGAGTTCGGCGATTTCCTCGTCTGTTATGTCGGCGGGTTCGCGGTCGTCATCGTCCGGGTCTTCAAAGAGCATCGGGAAGAAGTCTTTGACCGTCTTGCCCTTGCTGTCCCGCATGGTGTGCATTGCAGCGAACACGGCTTCGGCGATGAGTTGGTGCGTCAGACGGTCGCGCTTTCGGTAGCCACGGATGATGCGGTTGATTTCCCAGAATTGCAGTTCGTAGAGGAACTCATGGCGCGGGATGCCTATCTCACCAACAAGCAGCTGGTAGATGTCCCGCGCCGAGGTTAGTTTTTTGACTTGGACCCTTTCGCGCCTTTCGGTTCCTCACCAAGCGGCAACTTGTACCACTTGGCAAACATCTTCGTGATCTCGACGAGGGCTTCGGTCAGTTCCTCGTTGGTGGCTTGGAAGAGCAGTTCCTTGTCAGTTATCTGCGGTTCTTCGCCCTTGCTCTCGGTGTAAGCCAATGCAGCGGCGAGGATGGCATAGATGACGTTCTTCGGGTTGGAAGTTTTATTGACTGCGGCTTCCTGAATGAAGTCCTTGAACTCGATGCCTGCGAGATCGTGGAAGGTGATCTCGGTGCCGAAGCAGTAGAGGAGCGTCACGTCCTTGCCTGCTATTTTGATAGTTTTTGTTTCCATGTTTCGTGAAATAAAATGAGCCACCCGCGATGCTGACGAAACATGGAACGCCAGACATCGGGGCGACTCGGTTAGTGATTTACGATTCCGCAGGGGTCTCGTATGGTCCGTAACCGTTCAAGGTTGCGTCATACTTCACCGTCTGACGGTCTTGAGCTTGCACGTTGAGGGCTGTCATGATCGCAGAGCCTGCGCAGATAACATCGCCTTTGGTGCGGTTGTTTGCTCCGCTGGTGTGAGCAATCTCCCAACGGATAGGAGCGGAAGCCTCGTATATGTCTTGCATATCCGAGAACGACAGAGCCGGAACGGAAGACGTGATGATCTCGCCGCTTCGGGTGATAGCGTTGATGGATATGTCGTAAGACAAACTCGTCGGCTCTTGAACCTGCCAATCCCCTTCCGTATCCTTGGTCGTCGCGTCTTCGAGACTCAAACTGCAATGCAGCGATAAGCTCTTCGGGGCCAGAATGACGTAGGAAGGCGTGTCGGTGTTGTTCTTGCTGAGGAACAGACGAACGAACTGACCCTTGATGAACGTGCCCGGCGTAACCATCTCGTAGGTCGGAGTGGTCGTGATCTTGGTGATGGGCGACGTCGAAGCAAATTGTAAGCTCGTAGCCGTATTCTCTCGGTCGTTCAGGTTCAGCGTAACATCGTTCAGGTACGCTTTGCAAGTACGAGCGAACGCAGCACCGACTGGAGTCTGGTTGTTCACCGTGCTCACTTCATCCCAAATAAGGGTGAACGGAACGCCGGAAGCGATTGCAGCCAACAACTCGACAGCATTGCTGATGGTCAGCGTCTCGACGGATATTTGCGCCGACTTGCTCGTCACGGTCGGCATAGAAGCCATACCGAGCACGTCTTTGGTCGTTGCATCGTCCGTATTCGCAGACTGGTTAATGCTGGTGTTGGTGGACATTCCGAAACAACGGAATTTGCCGCTTACCGGGTCTTGCTGAAGCAGTCGGAAGTTTTGTCCTTTTAATGTTGCCATTGCTATTACGATTCTGATTGTTTCACATTGGAGACACTGCACGAATAGCTGAGACGAGTGTAGAAGCACGGAGTCAGGTCGTCATACTGCATGGCAGCGGCGGAGAACTTGTAGTCGTAGATGCTGTCGAAAGTGGTGCCGTTTACCATCTCGTCGTGGATTGTGTCGCGGACGAGTTGTGCAAGGTCCATGAGGTCGTCGGGCGTTTGCGCGGCAATCTCGATGCTGATTTGCACGGTGTCGGTACTGCTCTCGAACGGGTCATCTTTCGTCGCTTCGTCGTTGTTGAGACCGTCGAACAGGATGATGATCCACGGCACGAGCGATTCGTTGATGTTCTCTTCGGGCATCGGAATCGCAATGCTGTAGATGCGTCCGTCCGTCAGTTTCTCCAATTCGGCGTTGCCGGACAGGATGCGATAAAACAGTGTGCTTGTATCAAGTCCCATGATTGCTATTCGTTTTGTGTCTTGTTTACGTTTTTAGGCTTTCGGAAGGAGGGGCAGGGCTTTCACCTCCTGCCCGGTTCTCCATCCGTCAGCGGGTTTTAGGACTCAGACGGGAACTGAACCTTCAGGAGTTTGAACGCCTGCGGTTTGCCCGACTTGTTGCCGTTCACGAGCTTCGACAACTCGGTGATCGAAATCTCCGTGGAGAATACGACAACCGTCTTGTTCTGCTTAGCCACAGCAGCGGAAACGGCATCTACCGTTTGACGAACCTCGCCGTGCTGCTGGATCGGCAGGTACTGGAACAGACCGATACCGATGTACTCGTCGGTGTCCTTCACGTACTTACCGCTGCCGTTGAGCTTGTAGTTCACGTGCTTGGTAGATACGTAGGGGTGACCACAGCACAAGCCGTTCTCGATGATAGCGTGAGCCGCTACACCGTTGCCCTCGAAGGTGTGTTTCAGTTTGGCCTCCATACGCGGGCTGAGTACAACCACGCCGAGGTCGTCGAAACCTGCCTCCGCGATCTCGCCGAACTTCTCGTCGATCTGCGCACCGATTGTGTTGTCGAAGGTGATGGTCTCCGGGAGAACGAGAGAGAACGCACCCTTGTTGCCGGTCCATGCAGCGTGAGAGTAGTTCTTCTTTGCGAAGTAAATCTCCCATGCCTTAGCCACCTTGTACAGCACGTAGCCAACGAGGTCGAAAGCGAAGTTGTCGATAGCCTTGTTGGAGATACCAACGGACAGGCTGACACGACGGCTCTGAACCTTGATGTTGTCGAAGTCGAGAGCTTGGTCGTTGATGGCATCAACCTCGCCTACCTCCTCCATCTCCACGTCGTTCAGGCTGTACGGATAGAGCACGTCGCCTTCAACGCCGGTGATGAACGACTGACCAGCGGGACGGCCGAGACCGTTCTCTTTGGTGTCGATGATGTCCTCGATACGGAGGTTGATAGCACCAGACTCAGCGATGGACGAACCGTCTTTCGGAGTCTTCGGAGCGAGGGTGATGGTGGCATCCTCACGTTTCTGGCGAACCGCTTGCAGGTACTCGCGGTACTGCTTGTTGCGGTCGATGTTCTCGCGGAGGTTAGCGATGGCAGCTTCGTCGCCGCTCATCAAAATCTCGCGGTGGTTTGCTTGCAACTCAGCGGTCAAAGCGCGCTCCTGAGCGAGTTCTGCATCGTTGAGCTGACGTTTTTCACTCTCGGCGGTGCTGTAGAGCTTGCCGAGTTCGGAGTTGATCTCGCGATTGCGAGCTTGCAACTTCAATAATTCTTGTTTTCCCATTGTTAAAACGTTTTTTAAGGGGTTAATAATAAAGTTCTGAATCACTCTTCAGATTGAGTTTCTTTTGTCGCATCCGCATCACCGCAACGGCTTCGCGTTCTGCTTGTTCTTTGGCTTCTTGCTCACGCTTAGCGGCTTCTGCTGCCTCTTGTGCCGCCTTCTCCTCGGCTTCACGCTTTGCAGCCTCTTCCGCCTCACGCTGTTGTGCCTCGGTCGTACCGGCGATGTCGTCGATAGTCTTGAGGATGGCATCACCTATCTCGCGGGTCGCTACGGTCGTCTGCTCATAGGCAGGGTTAGTGACGATAGCGACATCGTGCAGTTCGGTGATTTTCTTCACGTGACGCAGCCACACTTCCTTGCCGTCCACCGTCTCGTTGGTGCGCTCGTAGGACACGCCGTTTTCGGAGTCCTGCCAGTCATCATTGAAGGCGAAAGACATGCCGCTGATGTCGCCGCGCTTGATCAATTCCAACGTGTCATTGGCACAGTTGGTCTTGGGTAGCTCGCAGCCCATCTCGACATGTAGGTCACGCAACGTCAGTTCGAGGGTGCCTTTGCCGTTGCGGCAGCGACCCATGATGTCGGTGACTTTGGTCGAATGGTTGATATTGAGCAACACGTCGGAGCGTTGCATCAACTCAGGGGACAGACAGCCGGGTTCCAATATCTCGTAAACCACGCGGGTATCGGACCACGGTGTCAGGTTTCTGGAACGCACGCCGAAGATAATCGGTCGTCCTTCCACACGACGGCTTTCGGATTGTCCGTCTGCCGCCTCACGGACATGCAGTCCGCACTCCTCTACAGGGATGAATCTTACATGCTGTTTCATCGTTGTTTATAGTTTATAGTTTTTACTTGGATCGACAGCCATCCTGACTTGCTGCCCGTCATGGTGCAGTTCGCGCTCGATAGCCTCTATGTCCTTTTTGTCTTCGGGTTTCATAATCCTTCTATATTACGCACAAATGTGCAAAATCGGTTTACTTTTGGGCTTCTTAGTAATAAGCGGTCGGGGCTTCTTAGTAATAAGCGGCATGGGCTTCTTAGTAATAAGCGGTTATGGCTTATCCTCGCCCTCCTTTTTGCCGCCATCGGAAGCAGGCGCATTGACCTTGTAGTTACCCGGTGGCAACTCGGTCGCAGCAGCCTCTTCCTCACCCAGCGGCTTGACATTGGCGGTGCGGTACGGGATGTCGCCCTTCTCCACTGCCGGCATGTCGTACTGCTGACGAATCTCGTTGATAGTCCAACCCATTTGCAAGCGGTACTGATCCACCTTGGCTTGGCTTTCGAGGTCCATACGCAGCAACGGCAGTTCGCACATGTGGATGCGGGCTTTGCCGAAGTCGTAGCGGTTCAGCAGCTTGCGGTTGAACTCGTCTTCGATCTCGCGGGCATCCGGCGCAATCGTCCGTTGCAGGTACTCCATCGTCGCGTCCTTGTACGAGGTGTAGTGGCTGTTCGTGTCAAGCATCAGCAGCGGTCGCGGCGTTGCCCAGAAACGAGCCACGTCGTCCAAACCGAGGTTCAACTGCTCCACTAACTCCATGTCTTGCGCAGACATACTGATACTGGTGAACTTCTCAAGTCCCCGCAACGACACGATGTCCTGCTGATAGATTTTGTCGCTGATCTCCTTGGCGTAGTCGTTGGACGTGTTCTTGTTGTACATGCCGAGACCGAGTTGTCCGGGCTGCTTGTCCTCCGAGATGAAACCCTTGACGCGACCGCCCTTTGCAGCGGTGTCGAGGGCTTGCGCCTTCTGTGTCTTGATAAGCGACAGGGTATCGTAGGCGTGCCGGATGGTGGAGATGCCCACCACGCCGTCCACCTCGCGGTAGGTGTTCGGCAGGTGGATGACATCTTCCTTGGGCACGTTCACCAGCGACCGCAGACCTTTGTCGGTCAGGTAGGTCAGCGTGTAGGTGCCGTTGATGGCGTTGTAACCGCCGTATTGCGCCCGCCACAGAGCCACCACGTCGCCGCTGTAGTCCCGCTCGATGTAGATGAGGCCGTTTCCGCGATTGAGACGGTCGATGATGACTTGCTCAATCAGGCTCGCAGCCGTCATGATCGGGTTCGGTTCGACTTGCAGCAACCAGTTCAGACCGCTGCCGTAGCGACTGGTGTCCTGTTGGAAGTTGCCGCCTATCTTGTCCTTCGTCTGGTACTGAAGCAGCATCATGGCGAGGGTCTTGGCACGCAGTTCGACTGCCCTGTGCACCGCCGAGACGGACAATGCGACCTGCGGACTGCGGGCATAGATGATGTTGGCCTCGTAGGATGCCCCATGCACGCCGGAGGTCTTGCTTTCTGTCGTGGTTTGGGTTCCCGCTCCGTTTGCGCCGTTGCCGCTTGTTGCAGCCTGTGCCGCCTCGCGTTGGTTCACCCAACCCCGTATGTTATCAAATAATCCCATATTGTTTGGTTGTTTTCTATATTACACTCAAAAGCCTGTTTTCGGTTTACTTTTGGAGATTTTGCCGAAATGTGTACGATTTTTAAGATTTTTGAGGAGGCAGGAAAGCGTTTTCTCGGCGTTTTGTCTGCCTCTACGTGTCAATTTTTAAGATTCGGCACTTTCCTCTCCTTCCTCATCCGCAGGGCTTGCTTGCTCCGGTTCGGGCGATGGTTCCGGTTCGGGATGGGCGGCGTGCCATGCTTCTTCCATCTCGGTGCGGAGCGTGTCGGTCACTTCGGTGTAGTCCTCCGGCTCGGAGGTCCTAACTTCTTTCCAAAACTCAGGAGCGGACTCCTGTTCAGGCGTAAAGCCTACTCTCGTCAGCCAACATCCTTCGTCGGCTATCAATACGTGTTTCATATCAGTTTGCTTTGTTAATATCCCAATGAATGCCGTTGGCTCCGGTGAAGGTGTCGAGCCACGAGGCGTAGATAGTTGCGGACTTTAATGGGAGGAGTTCGGTTTCGAGGTCGGTGAGGTCGTTGTCGGTGATGCCGAGTTCGGCAAGGGAATGCAGGGAAGCCCATCCGCTGTTGGCACCCGTCACGGCGTTATAGACAGCCGCCGAGAGGGTCAAGGTCAGAGCCGTGGTGCTCTTTCGGTTCGCCAAGCGCAGGATGATGAACGAGCGGAAGTTTTGCAGGAACTGCTGGAGGTTGTCGGAAAGGGCGGTGGTCGGGTTCCAATCCCTCATATCCAAACTACACTCAGCACCACCTATCCTTATTTCAATCAAATCCGCACTCGTAGTATTAAACAATCCCTTATCCTGTCTCGTAGTCAGCACACCTCCAATTACGAACTTCTGCAACTTCGGAGCAATCACAAACTTATAACTTGCACTCGTATTGTTTGCGTTTGTATCTCCGCTTATGCCAGTATATAACTCCAATAGTTCGGGAGCATTGGCAAGGCATTGCGTTCCCGTTCCTTTTCCTAACCAACCCGAACACGATGTGCGGATGTCGGTAAGGTTCTCAACGTATAACTTCTTGCAATTCGGCAGAGTACCAAGGATAGGTCTTCCGTAAGCATCGCTGCTACCATACGAAGATGTATTATATATCCGTTTCAATCCCGGCAGGCTCAATATCTCGTTGTTTATCTGACGGGCGATTACTTGGCAGTAATAAGAATATCCATATGTCGAATCAGTATGCACACCTACAAACTCTAAATCATCTGCTTGGAGGTTGTCAATAGTTCCGTCAAAGAAGATGGAGAACGTGCTGCCGGGGTTGAGTGTTTGCATAATCTTGGTAACACCGATATGCAACTTGTTCACATTCTGGAATACGCTGCGAGGGAAGGACTTGCCGACACACTCCCACTTGTTAGTATCGGTGAACTCCGTGATATTGCTATTGTCAAAGAGCAAATGCACCAGACTCATGCCATCCGCTGCCTCTGGGACACCGCTTATCTTCCGATCGGAGAGGAGGGAAGGAGCGGAGGGGAGGTCGGTGAGTTGGGAGAGACGGGAGGGGATGCCGTAGGTCTCGTTGCCTTGCAGGCGAGTGATATAGTGCTGCCACATGTCAGCCAAGGAGCGGATGGTGCCACGGCCAAAGGGGAAACGCCACAAACGGCGCAGCAGCAGGATGAGGTTCGACTTCATCTGCGCCACCTGCGAGGTGAAGGTGTACGGCTGGTGGTACATCACGACCTCTTTGTAGGCCGCGTAGCCTGCCTGTTGGAGTGCCTGCTGTTTGAGCGGGTCGAGGGACTCATTGACCAGCGACACAAATTGCGGGTCGGTCGGCACCGAAGCTACCTCCGCCAAGATATTCTCCGCCAAGCACGTCTCGATATTTTTACTTTCTTCATTCATAAGCTTTCAAGTTTTGGGGAATAGGGAGCGGTCAAACTCCCTAAACCAATTAAGCAAGTTCAAGGCAGTCTTCCTCAGCCCAACCTTTGAGCGGGGCCTTGCGACCATCCAACTGAACTTTGTACAAAGGCTCTTCCGTCCAGCAGTTAGTGCTCGGCAGAGACTTTACTACGGTACCAATCTTCCCAACAGAAGATGGAGTGCGTGGGTTACATACAATCTTCACCCGATCGCCTTCTTTGAATTTCTTTTCCATAATCTTAGAATTTACCCAATCTCCTCGGAGCCGTTATTCCCGCCGCCGTTCGAACCGCCTCCGCCGTTGCCCGAAGGCTCGCTCGACGGCGCATTAGCAGGGTCGTCCTTGCTGTCTTTGACACCCTCCAGCCCGCGCAGTACTGCCTTCAACTCCGCATCCGGCG